TGATATGATGCGTGACACATTCCATAGTATTACTGATGGCGAATACAGTGAGTTACTTTACAAACTATTTGGTAAAGAAAGAGTAGAAGCAGAACTAGAAAAGTTTTTAGAGTTTGATTTCTTTCAAAGAGTAGGCGGTGGAATTGGTATGACCCGTATGATTGCAGCAATGGATACAATACAACTAGCAAAAGCAGCATAAAAAAATTAAAAAAGTAACACTTCTTGGTTGACAACAATTAAGAAGTGTTATATATTAATATATGTAAGTTAGCAAAAGGAACATACAATGAAAATCCAAGATTGCAGTGTAGTAGATATTATTGCCGCAAGTATTTTAGTATATAATTCTCAGGGTTTTGTAAAAAGTGGATATGGTCATTTTGAATATGACGATGACGGCAATGTTATAAAAGAAATCAAAGATAATAAATCTATGATTAATGATATGTTGTTTTCAGGTAAAACCTTTACTGACGAAGAACTTAAAGAAGCTAATGAGCTTGCAAATAATATTAATGGCAAAATGATGCTAAAAAAGTTAACAGGTAATCTTAGCAATTTTGAATCAAATGTTGTAAGATCGCTAAATGAAACACCTAATAATTTTGCAGTAAGTATTATTGCTAGTTTGCCTCATAGTATTAGTATTGATAAAAAACGTGAAAAAGTAAATGATCGTATGTCTCAATTAAAACATAGCAGTATGTTTTTTGGAGAAAAAAGCAAACGCTATGATATTAATATAGAGATACTTGATGTTAAGTTTATTCAAACTTCTAATGTATATATGATTACAGGTGTATATGCTGGTAAAGATCTTATTAAGTTTTGGTGGAGAGATCAACCAGATGTAAGTGATATTATTACTGGTAAAATTATTAGTATTCGTGGAACAGTTAATAAACACGAAAATAGTCGATACACTGGTGCAAAAGAAACAATGATTAATCGTGTAAAAATTACAAAAATCTTAAATTAATGGTTGACAAGTAAGATATCTTACTGTAAAGTATAAGTATAGTTTACAAAGTTAGGAGACTTAAATGACTAAAATGGCACTAAAAACTACCAAGCGTGGACGTCCTACTAAAGCAGAAACTTTAATTAAAGTAGTAGACGAAGCTGTAGACAACCCCAATGAAACTGATGCACAAATCATAGAGAGAACACGTGAGCGTTTTCAAATACTTGAAGATATGACACAAGCAAGTATTGACGGTGTTGTGCGAGGTATGGTAGTTACTGGACCTCCAGGTGTTGGTAAAAGTTTTGGTGTTGAACTTGTTCTTGAGAAGAACAATTTGTTTGACAAAATTGCAGGTAAGCGTTTGCGTTTTGGCATTGAAAAAGGTGCCGCATCTGCAATAGGTTTGTATAAGTTGCTTTATAACTATGCAGACAAAGGTAATGTGTTAGTGCTAGATGATTGTGATACAGTATTGTATGATGAAACTTCTCTTAACCTTCTTAAAGCTGCACTTGACTCAAGTAAAAAGCGTAAGATTAGTTGGAACACTGATAGTTCTTTATTGAGACGTGAAGGTATTCCAGATACTTTTGAATTTAAAGGTAGTGTAATTTTTATTACTAATCTTAAGTTTGATAAAGTTCGTGGTAAAATGAAAGACCATTTGGATGCTATTATGTCACGTTGTCACTATCTTGATCTTACACTTGATACAACACGTGAAAAAATGCTACGTTGTAAACAAATCGTTGCAGACGGTATGCTTAATGAGTACGGATTTAATAAGAAAGAGCAACAAGAAGTTATTGACTTCATGTTTTCTAACAAAGATAGAATGCGTGAGATTAGTTTGCGTATGGTAACTAAGTTAGCAGACTTAAAAAAGTCAATGAGCAATCGTTGGAAACGAATGGCAGAATGCACATGTATGAAGCGAGTTTAATTGCTTCATACATAACAGAAAGCCCCTTATGGGGCTTTTTTATTGACATTTCACTGTAACTATAGTATATTAAATGTATGGCTTGTAAGATTGTTTTAAAAGATGAAGTAAATTGTAAGATAGAAGGACTTGATTTAGATACACGTAAAAAGTGTGAAAAAGAATTAAAGTTTTTCTTGCCTTATGCACGTCACGTTCCGGCTTTTAAATTGGGACGTTGGGATGGATGCACAAGCTATTTTACAGTAGGCGGAGTAACATATATAAATCTTTTAGATAGGATTTTGCCTATTATTGTGGAAGATGGTTATGAAATAGTTGTTGAAGATAATCGCAAACATAATGACTTTGAGTTTGACGCTGTTGATCAAACAACCTTCCAACACAAATTATGGCCGGAAGGTCATTCTGCACAAGGACAGCCAGTAACATTACGTGACTATCAAATAGAGATAGTTAACCAGTTTTTAAATACACCACAATGTTTGCAAGAAATTGCAACAGGTGCTGGTAAAACTCTTGTTACTGCTGCATTAAGTGAGCGTGTAGAAAAATATGGACGCAGTATTGTTATTGTACCCAATAAAGATCTAGTTAGACAAACATATGACGACTATGTAAATTTAGGACTGGACGTTGGTGTTTATTATGGTGACAAAAAAGACTTAGGTAAAATGCACACTATTTGCACCTGGCAAAGTCTTAACAGTATTAGAAAACGTTTCCGAGAAGGAGAAAGTGAATTAAGTTTACAAGAATTTGCAGAAGATGTTTCTTGTGTTATTGTTGACGAAGTTCATCAAGCTAAAGCAGATGTTTTAAAAGAATTACTTACTAAAGATTTTTCACATATACCACTACGATGGGGGTTAACAGGTACAATTCCTAAAGCTGATCACGAAAAAGTTAGTTTGCAGGCCTGTTTAGGAGAAGTGGTAAATAAATTAAGTGCTAGCGAATTACAAGACATGGATGTTTTATCTAAATGTCATGTAAATGTTGTGCAAATGAAAGAACATGCAGAATATAGTAATTATCAAAGCGAGCTTACATACTTGACAACTGACAAGTATAGAATGGATTATATTTCTGAACTTATAACTAAAATTTCAAAAAGTGGTAATACACTTGTATTAGTTGATCGTATTAAATGTGGTCAAATGATATGTGAGCGTATTCCTAAAGCAGAATTTGTAAGTGGCGAAATGAAAACAATGGATAGAAAAGATGCATACACAGAAATTAACGAAGGAACGAATCATGTGGTTGTGGCAACATACGGAGTTGCGGCTGTCGGTATTAACATTCCTCGTATATTTAATCTTGTGCTTCTTGAGCCTGGAAAAAGTTTTGTCCGTGTTATACAGTCAATAGGGCGAGGTGTGCGTAAAGCAGAAGATAAAGACTTTGTTCAAATTTGGGATGTGACGAGCACAGCCAAGTTCAGCAAGCGACATTTGACTGAACGTAAAAAATTCTATAAAGAGGCTAACTACCCCTTTACTATTGAAAAAGTTGATTATTAATGAAAATTTTAACAGTTGAAAATCAAACTTATGATTTGGATGAAGTTCCTGATACAGTAGAAGACTTGAGATACGGTATATTAGATTACAGTAATCCAAGCTATATTGATTATTATTTTATTCCACTTGTATTTTTGGAAAGTTTCTATGCTCCTGCAGCAGTTTTAAAAGTAGGTCAGTATACTATAAGTATGCCATTAGACTGGAGCATGGTTATATGCGATCCAATGGTGGGAGATCCAGAAGTTGTAAGTTTAATGAGCCTTAATGATAGAGGATTTCATTCATTTGCATTTAATCCAATAACAGGATATACGCCGCAATATCTAGACGTAAGTATAGTTAATATATATACTGATGTAAAATGGTATGCACCAAAACTTAAATTTGGTCATTTACTATGTATTCCCTTACATGATGGAGAGAATCCCCCTTGTGTGATGTTTGTAAAGGATGCAAACAAGTTACCAGAAGTATTGGATATAACACAGCTATGGTAAAAGCAAATAACAAATTTGAACTTACAATTAGAGACATAGAAATTATTGAACAAGCACTACGAGCAAAAGCAGGACGTAGAGGACTTGCTATAGCAGAAGGTGAAACTTCTCCTCAACTTAGAGACGAAATGGTTGAAATACAAAATTTGTTAGGACGTATTCACGATCAAAAAAACTTTTATCGTCCATCGTCTAAAACATACGTGAGTGGATAATGAGTGGACAAAGACGCTTTTTAAAATTATGGAGTAGAACAGTGGGCATGCCTGTTGGACTCGATGATGATGACAAGCCAGAGTTTTTACCCATTACGCAAGATGATGTTCATAAAGCATTATTGTTTAGAACATTCTGGATTGTGTTGCATATTGTTACATGTTGTGCTATAATTGCAGGTAATGGAAGAATGTTAGGATTTTGGTAATGGATCCTCAAAAGCGTATTGTATATTTGATGTTAGGTATTTGTATTGCTTTACATTTTATTATTATTCCAATATGGATGTGGAGTTTAGGACTATGAGTCTTGAACCTAAAGATACATGTAGTATATGCGATAGTCCTTATGACGAGGATGCAGGTGGCATACAAGGATACTTTGGTATAATGCCAGTTACATTTTGTGAATGGTGTTACAGTAGTATGTACGACATGATAGAACAAGATATAAGGGCCGACGAAGTCGATGAGTAAGTTAAATATTAAAGAAGAGATGAGAGCCATCGACTCAAAAGATAGACGTTGGTATGATAGTCTCACAGAAGAAGAAAAAGGTAAACTAGGCATGTGGTTGCTTATGAGATATACTAGTAATGCAGGCGAAAAAATGTTTCAAGAGCATTATTTAGAATGGACAAATGAAGTTGTAAATGTTCATTTTAATAAACTACGTAAACATCCACAACTACAATGGCAACTGTTACAACTTGTTGGTTTAGGCAAGCCAACGTTTCATCCATGGATTGCTCCTGGTAGAGCAGGAAAAAAAACAAAATTACAAAAATGGGTAGAAGAAAATTATTCACATCTCAATGATGATGAGGTAGATATCTTTATTGCATGTCGTAGTAAAGAAAACTTCAATGAACTTTTAGAAGAATATGGACTTGACAAAAAACAAATAAAAGATATACTCAAATAATGTATAAATGTGAATATTGCAACAAAGAATACAAGAAAGAAAGCACTCTTGCTGTTCATCTTTGTGAACCAAAACGTAGACATATGCAGAAAGGAGAACCACATGTTCAGCTTGGTTTTCGAGCCTATCAATTATTTTATCAAATCGGCACTAACAGTAAACAAGATAAAGATTATAACGATTTTGCGAAAAGTCAATACTATATTGCTTTTTGTAAGTTCGGCTATTATTGTAGGGATATCGGTATTGATGATATTCCAGCTTATGTAAAATATTTACTAGCTAAACAAGCAAGACTTGATCATTGGACTCGTGATAAGTATTTTACAGAATGGATGAAAGAACGACAAAAAACTGAAAGTACAGATAGGGCTGTAGAAAGAACCATTATATTCTTAGAAAAATGGGCATTGGAAAATAATACTACATTTAACAAATATTTTGAAGATGTAAGCCCTAATTTAGCAACGTTTCATATTTGTAGTGGTAAGATAAGTCCATGGGTATTGTTTAATAGTAGTAGCGCACAAAATCTTATAGATACATTTAATAGTGAGCAACTTAAAATGGTTACCAACTATTTAGACATTGATTTTTGGCAAAGAAAAATGAATGTAAATCCAGATGAAACAAGTTGGGCAAAAGAAATATTAAAAAAGGCAGAATTATGAAACAACATGTGCATATTTACAGTAGTGCAGGACCTGATTGCGGAGCATTGGGATGGGTGCTAGAAAAAAGTCCAACATATACATCTACTAATTTTAGAATTAATGAAGAAGAATTAGATCAAAAAGATGTAGATCCTTGGGATAATCATAGTGACGACCATGATCATTGGAGTCATAAAATGATTGAAGCACAAGAATTAGATGACCCTTCATATGTGCCTGTTATGGAAGATATTATTAATAGTAATAAAGGCAGGAGTGTATGGGGTATAAGTTATGGTGCATGGGAACAAAAAAATTGGGAAAGCAATGCCTACAAAATAGGAATAAAAACTACAACGGAGACTTTTGATTATTATTGGAAACTTTATGCAAACAGACCAATTGATGATATAAAAGAATCAATGAACATGCATATACATGATCATCATCAAGATGATCCAAAATACAGAGAATATATGTATACAACATTTGCTGATTATTTAAAAGAAGACGAAATACCTTTTTGGAAATTACAAAGTGCTTTTTGGTGGGGTTGGAAATCGTGTGCAACAGATGAAGATTTTAATAAAGCAAAAGAGGTAGCTAGATATAATGGCCAAGAGCCATCTTACCCTGCTGATGTTTTAATAGACGATATATTTAATCTTGACTTACAGGATTTATGTAATAAAATAGATTGTATATACACAGAAGAAATGCAACAATCATACAACTTTTGGGTTAAGTGGGCAAAGGAACAAATTAGTGATAACTAATACAGATATTGATATTGATGTAGCAGATAGAGATAAGTTAATCAAACTTATTAATGGTGTTCCTGCTATGATTAGTAAAGATGGAAAAAGAACAAAACACAATACAGGTGTATACTTTCACGAAATGCCACATGACCCTTTTACGGGACTATCTACAATTGATTATAAACAAGCTGAGGATGAAGGATTTTTTAAAATTGATGTTTTAAATGTTAGTTTATATAAAAAAATAAAATCAAAAGAACAACTAGATGACTTGCTAGCAATCGAACCAATGTGGGAATTGTTAGAACATAAAGAAGTAGTAGAACAATTGTTTCATATTCACAAGCATTTTGATGTAGTGCAACGTATGAAACCAAGAAGTCTTGAACAACTAGCCGCGGTTCTTGGAGTTATCCGTCCTGCAAAAAGACATTTACTTGGTAAAGATTGGATAACTGTTATGAATGATATATGGGTAAAGCCACAAAGCGATGCCTACTTCTTTAAAAAAGCACATGCTCACGCATATGCTCAGGCTATAATTTTACAATTAAATATGTTAGTTAAGGGTTTTTCTTTATCAGGCTAATATTACGGCGTTTAATACGTTTTGTTATACAGTTCGCTAGTCTTACTTCCGGTCCACTTATTATTTCCATTTGTTTTACATTAAAACTCATTATACAATGTTGAAAATTCCAACGATTCAGAAGAGCAATATTAATAGGTAATTTTCTATTAGTTTCCCACCACCATTCTTCTCCTAATTCTAGGAATAATACTTTTTCATCATGTTCAATAAGTCGATCGTAGACATACATGCTTGCCACATGTGTATCTATATTTTGTATAATACCGAGATATTCTTTTCCAGCGTATTCGACAACAGTGAGAAATGGGTATTCATCTAGAAGTTGTTTATATGTTTGTCTCATGTAAACATATTTACCTGTTAGAAATCTTGGTTTTTTTGATAAATACATGTAGGAGATATTGCATGTCAAATTACGGTTCAACGTATAATATTAGCCAAACTGGCGAATTATATCAAATAGAAGCACATGGTGCTAAAACAGGTCTGTCTAAATATGCCGGTGCAAAAGGCACGACTGTGAATAGTCCGGTAAATTATAGATTTCTAAAATTGTTTAGAGGCTTTGATAATGAATTTTTTATGTTTATAAAAGATCAAGATCGAAAAGCAATTATGTTACAGGGTATGAATATTAATGCTAGTTTTATTGATAGAACAGATAGATCAACAGTAGTAAGTAAAAAAGCAATTATTACAGACTATGAACTAGGAAGTGTAAAAGTATTTGTTTCAAGTGGCGAAAGTGCAAAATTTAGCCAAGGACATTATGACTTAGTATTCAGTTATACAACAGACCTAGGACATACAATGCCACTGTTTTGTGATTTACACATGCGTCCTAATTACACAGTTGAAGTAAATGAAGAAGGCGATGCTCTTCCGCTTACAACTGAAATAAATGATACATTTATTGAACAAATAGATACAAGCACTAATCCACATACTTACTACTATTATAGTAGTAGAATGAAAGCTTCTGGTTATTTTAACAAACCAAATGGATTAATTACACTTGCTGTATATGGAACAAATTACACAGGTAAATTTTATGCACAAGGCACATTAAGCGATAATCCAACAGAGTCAGATTGGTTCGATATTACATTAGGACAATATACAGAAACATTTTTCCCATATACATCTTTTACTGGTGTTGATCCTTGGACTTTTAGAACAAACGTAAAATTTATTAGAACAATACATACTCAAGAAACAGGAACAGTTGACAAAGTAGTCATTAGAGTGTAAAATACACGTATGACTGTAATGCTACAATACATCAGAACTCTGATTCCTGTAAACTGGAAATCAAGTCCTAGTGGCTGGACAAGTGGTAATTGTCCTATGTGTATAAAGAATGGACAAGCAAGGCCAGATACACGTGGCAGAGGTGGATTTTATTTTGAAGAAGAAAAAGTCCAATATAATTGTTTTAATTGTAATTTTAAAACTGGTTGGAGTCCGGGTAGTAAAATCACAGTAAAACTTAGACAGTTATTAACAACATTTGGTGCTGATGAAAGTGAAATACAGCGTATACAATTAGAAATGTTACGTGAGGCAGATGTAGCAACATTACTAATTAGACGTGAAGAGAAAAAAAGAACACAAATTAATTGGCCTACAATGGAATTACCAAAAGACGCGAAACCTATTTCAAAGTATGAAAATGCAGATACTAATTTACAAAATGCTATTGAATACCTATTCAGTAGAGGATTAGATCCACTTAGTAATAATTTCTGGTATAGTCCAAATAGTAATCCTGGTAGAATGAAAAACAGATTTATAATTCCTTTTTGGTATAAAGGAAACATTGTAGGTTATACTGCAAGGTGGATTGGTAATCCTCCTGATAAAATGACTAAATATTTTAATCAGCAACCTAAACGTAATTTTGTTTATGGTTTAGATAAGCAAACATATGATAAAGAAATTGTAATTGTTACAGAGGGTCCGTTAGATGCAATAGTAACAGATGGTGTAGCAATAGGTAGTAATAACATAAATGAAGAACAAGCAGATATTATTGATGAATTGCAAAAGCGTGTCATATTCTTACCCGATGCTGATGAAGCAAGTATGAAGGGAATAGATATGGCTATAAAGCGTGGTTGGCATGTTAGTTTTCCTGAGTGGGAAGACTGTAAAGATGTTGGAGATGCATTGACAAAATACGGAAGATTGTTTACAATAAGAAGTATACTTGAAAACACAGTGTCTAATTCAACTAAAATACAAGTATTAGCAAGAAAGTATTGTAAATGAGCGAAAGAGAATATAACGTAGACTTACAAAAATTATTTGTAGAATTTTTATCTCAGGATCAAGATTTGTTTGTGCGTATTAATAACATACTTGTTTCTGATCATTTTGATAGAAGTTTACGTAAGGCTGTTGACTTTGTGCAAGAACATGCACGTGAGTATAGTGCATTACCCACACTTGAACAAATTAGTGCAACAACAGGCACAACATTGCAACCACTAAAAGATGTGGATGATAGACATAAAAAATGGTTTATTGATGAATTTGAACAATTTGCAAGACACAAAGCACTTGAGCATGCAATTTTAGCAAGTACAGACAAACTTGAAAGAGGTGAGTTTGGTGCAGTAGAAAAAATGATTAAAGATGCAGTGCAAATTGGTCTTGCAAGGCATATGGGAACTGACTATTGGGAAAATCCTGCAGAACGTATTGAAAGAGTGCGTAATCAACGTGGTGGAACTACAACAGGTTGGGCTGATATTGATAAAAAACTATATGGTGGTTTTAATAGAGGAGAACTAAACATATTTGCGGCAGCAAGTGGCGGTGGTAAAAGTTTGTTCTTGCAAAATTTAGCATTGAATTGGGCATTGACTGGATTAAATGTAGTATATGTAAGCCTCGAACTTAGTGAAGAATTGTGTAGTATGAGATTTGATAGTATGCTTACTGGCATGGGTACACGTGATGTTTTTAAAAATACAGATGATGTAGATTTGAAAGTTCGTATGCAAGGAAAAAATGCAGGTGCAATGCAAATTGTACAACTTCCTAACGGTATTACAGTAAATGACTTGAATAGTTATTTGAAAGAGTTTGAAGTAAAAAACAATATTAAGTTTGATGCAGTATTGTTAGACTATTTAGATTTAATGATGCCTGCACAAAGTAAAGTAAGCCCAAGTGATTTGTTTATTAAAGATAAGTTTGTATCTGAAGAACTTAGAAATTTTGCAATGGAACATGATTTATTGTTTGCAACTGCATCTCAGTTAAATAGAGCCGCTGTTGAAGAAGTAGAATTTGATCACAGTCATATCTCAGGTGGTTTAAGTAAGATTCAGACAGCAGATAATGTTATTGGTATTTTTACAAGCCAGGCAATGCGTGAACGTGGACGCTATCAAGTACAGTTTATGAAAACTCGTAGCAGTAGTGGTGTAGGACAAAAAGTTGATTTAAATTTTGATGTTGCTGGATTACGTATTACTGATCTTGCAGATGATGAAGATGGTAGCGATGTAACAAATACAAGTGCAGTATTTGATAAATTAAAACAACGTAGTACAGTTACACATCAAGAAAAGAGTATTGCTGAGAATAGTGTAGTAGAAGAAAACTTAAAATCGCACGATGCCCTTCGTAGTATGTTAAAACGTAGTAATAATTGATAAATATATACAACGTAATGGAGAAGTGAATTGAAAAAACGCACTCGTAGTATTCTTGAAGAAATTAATAGTATTAGTCCAACAAAGGACAAAACTGGTATCGTAGAAAGCAGAGGTAGTAATGCTATTCAAAGCCTTATCAATATTATGGAAATGATTGATACTAAGTTTGATAAAGAAACTGCATCTGATTTACAAAAGCGTATTATATTAAGCATTAAAAACAGAGATCCAGAGCGTTTTAATAGAGGTATTAAAAAGCTAAGGAAAGATAAATGAAAATTAATGAAATTGTCATAGGTGGTAGAAAAAAACGTAAATCACGTGACAATAGAAAACACAGAACCATTCAGCAAGATTTCTTTTCGTCAGTATCGAGAGATGAACTTACGGAGAATAATAGCGCACGAATTCAGCATCTTGAAGATTTAATTCTTTGGGACGGCTCAAAGGGTGCGATGGCAGCAGTGGGTAAGCTGCGCCAAGTTGAAGCACAACCACACTCAATTACAATAAAATGGGATGGACGCCCAGCAGTCATATTTGGACGAAATGAAAGTGGTGAGTTTGTGCTAACAGACAAGTCAGGCTTTGGTGCTAAAGGCTATGACGGACGAGTAACGAGCGCAGAAGAACTTGAACAAATGCTGCTTGCACGTGGGAAAAAGGATAATGCAACACGTAGCGAATTTCCTGCAAAGATGAAAGGCATTTGGAGTAAAGTTGAAAGCGTGATACCAGCAGACTTCCGTGGATATGTATTGGGAGACCTATTATACTTTACTTCGCCTCCAGCGGACGACAGTGGCAAACTTAGGTTCCAGCCAAACACAACAGAATACGCTGTAGACGTGAACAGTGTTGTTGGAAAACAAATACAGGACAGCGATGTCGGTATTGTAGTTCACAAATATATTGATACAGACGGGAACATAGCTAATGTAGATGTTAGTCGTTTTCAGCCAGGTGAGACATTAATAATGCCGCCGGCTGTGGTTACAAAAGCACCGGGCGTTGATCTTCCAGAGGTAGATGAGTTAGAAAACTATATAAAAAGCAAGGCAACTGCTATTGACAAAATGTTTGCAGTTCCTATGGAACTAAAAATGAAAGATTTTGGTAATATATTATATACATATATTAACAATAGTGTAAAGAGTGGAGCAACTGGAAAATACAACTTACAACATTTTATGAAATGGTTAGAAAGTAGTAAATTAAGTGGAGCAAAGCAAAGTCGTCTTGCAGAATATCTGCAACAAAATCAACAAGGATTTGAAGCTACATTTCAGATTATTACAAGATTGCAACAAGTCAAAAATGCTATAATTAAAGCCTTAGACGATCAAGATGCAGACATAGAAGCATACACTAATGGTGAGCGCGGTGGCGAAGGCTACGTAATAGACAAAGACGTGAAACTTGTGAATAGAGCAGGTTTCACGGCTGCTAATATGGCAAGGAATAATTAATGGCTAACGAAAAATATACATTACAACAGTATGCAGCAATGCAAGGCGGACACGAAATGCCTACTGATAAAGAACAATACGATTTTATCAACACTTTAGGCGAAGCACGTATGTTTAAAACTAGACAGCAAATTGCTAGTGCAGGCGCTAATAGTATTACAGATCATTTATTTGTAAGTCTTATGAGTCTTTATATGATGAGTAATGATTATGAATATGCACCAGTAGCAAAAGCATATGCAGGTCAAACCATGCGTAAAGGTAATTTTAATACACCTTCTCCTAGTGGTAGCGATGTTTATCAAACCATGCATACACTATTAAAGCCAGATGGATTAATAAATGGTGAAAAAGATAAACTTCTTATGAATAAAGTAAGAATTGATCAACTACGTATAAAAAGATTTTTAAAACAAATTGAACAAGGTAATGTGCCTTCGGGACAAGCACAACAGTTTTTTTATAAGTTAGAAAAAGACTTAGCAATACAAGATCCTAAACTAAGAGCCACACGTAGACTTGTACAAAATTGGAGTGATCTTAGCACACAGCAACAACAACTAGCTGCAACACAAATTGAGAAGTATTATAGAATAAACGGCATGCGTAGTGATGTGCGTCCAATTTTTATAAAGTATGCAAAAAGCAATGGATTGTTAGCAGGTGCAAGTAGAATGGGTAAAATTGCTACTAAGGTTGCACGTAAAGCTGGTGCATTTGCAATTGGTTATGCTGCAGGTAGAGCTGCAGGTGTTTAATGCATTACTCAACACAAAGTCCTAAGTTTACAGTCTATACATTAATTGATATTACTAATACAAAAATTACAACACCAAAACAAAATGCAAAAAAATTTTACCAAGCACAAAATCTAAATAGCTTTTTACAAACTATCAGTCTACGTGTGCAACCAAATGTTATTGAAACAAAAGGTTTAGGTAATAAAGATTTAAAAAAATATTTCTTTGGAGAAATATATAAAAAGCGCAAAGTATGGATTATAGAGTTTGATTGTGATGTATCTAGTCCATTTGAAAAAGATAACAATCCTGTATATTGGCTACAGCAAGATTTCCATAATTTACCTATACATGTTGGTTTAAATGAGAATATTAAAGAAATAGATCCTATAGTTGATACAACAAATAGAGATACTATCAACACATACTTTACTTTTAATCAACATTAGATAAATACCTATAGCATGAATTAGGAAGTTTATGCATTAAATCAGCTCTGAAAAGACGCTGCTAAAGATTGCGAGAGCAAAATATGGCAATGCAACAGTCAAGATTAGAGCGTGAAAATCTGGAAGCACATGTAGACTTGTGTGCAGAAAGATATCGCGTGTTAGAAGAAAAATTAAATAGACTTGAAAATAAAGTCGACAGCCTAGCCGAAAGTGTAGGTAAAATGGCAGAAAAACAAACTACTGACAAAGTAGCAAGCAATAGATTAGTTATTGGTGCTGCAGGAACAGTAATTGCGGGTTTACTGTCAACAATTGTGTTGCTACTGCTTAATTTGCAAACAGTAACACCGATGATGGGTTCGTAATAATATGTTATTAAATGAATCATATAATACAGTGATAGCAGAAGCAAAAGTAGTTTTTGCTAAACGTGGAAAATCAGTGACACGGAAATTTCGTTGCACAGTAGGTCCACGTAAAGGTCGTGTAGTAGGTAATCCAAATCAATGTAGTGCGCCAATTGATCTTAAAAAACGTTTTATTTTAAAACGTACAAAGGCGGCTAAAGGATCTCGCATGACCAAAAAAGCACAGCGAACAAAAAAGTTTAATCCAGCAAGTAAAATTGTTGCACAACTCAATAAGGCAAGAAGATAATGGATATTTTAAATAACAGCATTGTAGACAGTGTAATAGAATATGCGAATGTTAAGTTTAGTGTAGAACTCGACAAGGATACAATCACCAATAACATTAAAGAACTAAATTATAGTGACATATTAGCTCTAGTAGATGCAATTAAACAAGAAAATGACAACTCATTTATTGAATACATTGACCTCAGTGCTGTAAACGAAGGGTATAGTATTCTTCCACCAATAGACAGAGAAAAGTATCAAGAACGTGATGGACTAGAAGGACCTATACAAACAAAAGCAGGAAAAGTAGTTTACTACGATGCAAAAGAGGGAAGTTATTACGACCCAGACACAGATATATATATGTCATATGAAGATTTTAAAGAACTAGATGAAGGTGTATGGGATACAGTAAAAAATGTTGCTGGTAAAGTAGGTTCAGCAGTGAAAGACCTTGTAACACCAGGATCGGTAAAAGTAGCTAGACAAAAACCAATGGGCAAGCTAGGTAGTATAGCAAGACAAATTAATATGCCTGGTTTTAAAGAAGCAATAACACCAACATCAGCACAAGGATCTATGAGTGCTGCAAGTTTAAGAAAAGAGCGTAATGGAAACGATCAGCGTGACGCAGTTATTCAAAACCAGGATGCTAATAGAGATGCTACAGCTGCACAAAGATACACAGCAGGTAGTAGCAAAGTTGCAACAGGCCAAGGCGCTGCACGTTATGACAAACGTCAAGACCCAGATGATGTTCAACGTGGACAAAATGCACAATCGGCAGGACAAGCACAAAATATGGCCTCTAATAACAGTGCAGAAATTGAAAGATTAAAACAACTAATACAGGCTAGACGCTAATGAGAATGATTGAGACACCGGGCGGTATTACTACATTTCTTAGTATGGACGAGTGCGGTGTATACGAAAATCTTTTAGAGCGTACATGCAAAGACGAGTTAAATGAACGTGAAATTGAATTACTAAAAAGTCTAGTAAACAAAAACGTTGTAAAACGTGTTATCGAAAATAAAAAAACTTATTACGAACGTAAAAAAGGGAGTCTATAATGACAACACCAGCAGCAAAAGGCATGGAAGAGATCCTGCGAAAATTAAACAATGCACAAGAAAATGCTGAGCATATTAACGAAGAACGTGCTAAAGGCAATGTAGTTGTAAAATCAAACGCACAAGAAATGTTTAATATTTTATCTAAGCTAGAACAAGCAACAACCGAAGCAAGTAAAACAGTGGTTGCAGAGTCTAAAAAAGATCCAGTAGTAGCAACAGGTGCAATACAGGAAAACACAGTTAGTATGTGCGGCTATAATGTTGTAATGGAAAAACAATCAGTGGTAAAAGGAATATCAAAAAAGTTTTATCATATTGATTGTAACGGTGAAAGACTTTATAGCGATATTGCACTATTTGAAAGTGCAATGATTGTTGTAATGAAATTAATAGAAGATAAAGATGTAGATAAAATATTAGAATTAGATAACATGTATTGCGGTGCATTGCAAGAAGCAGCACACTATAAAGTTAAATCAAAAAAGGTAACTGAGTCATTTAAATTTGATATTGCACAAGCAAAACAACAAAGTGCAGTAACACGTATGACAAAAATCAAAAACCAAATAAAATCTCTATTCTAGCATAAATACATTATAAGTTAGATATAGTGGGGTACTGTATTATGGAATTAAACCAATTAGAAGAAAATAAGCTGAACAAACTAGATTCTGTGCTAAAAGAAGTATTTGGCATGAAGTTTGATTTTGCAGCTGGTAACGCTAAGTTACAAAAAGTAAAAGAATCTACACAAAATAAAATCAGCTCATTAAAAGATAATGGCGTTGATGTAAACGATAAGCAATTTCAAAAGTTATTGCTGGTATTAGAAGGTATTAACCAAGTTATGAAAAACACAGTTATGGAAAACGATCTCGATCAAGCTGAAGTTCTACTTGCTGCAAAGCAAATGGCAGATGATCTACAAAAAATGGCAGAAGACTTAGCAAGTATGCAAGTTGAAGGTCTAATGAGCATCACACAAGGCATGAAAGAAGAAGTTGGTGTAGCAGAAGCAGAAGCGTTTGAAGCAAGCGCATCAGCATCAATTGAATCAGCATTAGAAGCTGTAAAATCAGCAACTGATGGAGTAAATAATGCAGTATTAACGGCACAAGGTCAAGCACCAGCAACAGACATGGCAATGGACACAGGTATGGATATGGATCCAGAAGCACCAGCAGAAGAGCCAATGGACGACATGGGTGACGACTTTGAAGGCGTAGATGCAGCAGCAGATGATAGTGATGCAGATGGTCGCGAAATGAAAGAAGACTCATACCTAGCAGCTTTAAGAATGGTTAAAGAAGCACAGGATAATGGTCAGATTAATAAGGACGTTCTTAAAAAAGCATTTGCGGAACTAAAGAAGTAAAATGAGATTTAGTGATCTGTTTGAATATAGTGAAATTGACAATGCTGTTGTAGATTTACTTATTGTACTAAGTGCAGAAGGTATTGATACTATCAGTATGGAAGCACTAATAGCAGAGCTAGAGTCACAAGGACACGATGTTGATGAACCAAGTTTATTTGATGAATTACAAGAAATTCCAATGGTTCATAATATCAAAGATGGTATAGTTAGCTTTCATACATCAAGTAAAAATGCTAACATACAAAATATACAAGATCCTGAAAAGGACGAAAAGGTTATCGACAAGATGGCTCGTAAAAAGGTTAAGAAAGAGTTAAGCAAATGAGTTTTGGTTTAAACGCAGCACAAGCAAGAGCAAAAGCAAATGCAGATTTAATTGTATTTGAAGAAGTTTATGCAATTATGAAAAAAGTTATAACTGAAAGCGCAACAGGTGCATTTGAAGCATTTATTGATGATGATACTACTATGACAGCCAGTACCCCAACAACCAGTGATAGTGAATATTATTTCCAGGCATGGCAAGGCACCTACCAAAGCAGAGCATTAATCTCACAAATGGAAAATGTTATGCGACACTTTGTAAATTTAGGTTACAAAATTGATCGTGTAACAAATACTAGCACTAACACAACATTTAAGTGGCACGTTTACTGGTAAAAACCAATTGACTTTATTGTATTTTCATATACAATAGTATTATGGTAAAACTTACAAATCCCTATAATTATCAAGAACTCAAAAGACAAAGTGTAGACGGGAAACGTTTATATGAGAATCCTTGGGGCGATCCTGTTCCAAGTGTTACCACTATTCTTGATGCAACAAAGCCTGCTGAAAAACGTAAGGCACTCGCTAACTGGAAAAAAAGAGTTGGCAAAGAAGAAGCACAACGTATTACAACTACTGCTGCTAATAGAGGCACAGTTATGCACAATATATTAGAACATTGGGCATTGGGTGAATACGAAACATACAATCCAGGCAATAACATTGTTCATAGACAAGCAAAAGCTATGGCACAAGTTGTTGTGGATAATATTCAAAATGATGTTGATGAAATATGGGGAACAGAAGTAAACTTGTGTTCTGCTAATTTGTATGCTGGTACAACAGACTTGGTTGGTATGTACAAAGGTAAACCAACTATCATGGACTTTAAACAAACTAATAAACCTAAAAAGCGTGAATGGATTGAAGACTATTTCCTTCAGGGTGCTGCATATGCAAATGCACATAATGAAATGTTTGAAACTAAAATTGAAAACGTAGCTATCTTTATGTGTAGTGGAGATTGCGAATGGCAGTTGTTTGAGGTTGATGCTGAAGAATTTAAAACTTGGGAATATAAATGGGCTGTAAGATTATTCGAATATTACGATAAATGATAAATACGTTATAGCGGAGACAAATTATGACTATTGTAAAATCACAAATTAGACGTGGTCCTATATCACAGATGCCAATTTTAGATGCTGGCGAGCTAGGCTTAGCATCAGACGAAAATAGAGTGTTTGTAGGCACCGAGCCAATCACAGGAACTTTTAATAGTTCGGATACAACTGATACGTTAGTATTTGTTACATTTGATGTTAACCTAAATGGAAATTCTATTCCTATTGATCTTGACAATGTAAATGTAAATTCTTATAAAATTTTTATCGATGATGTTGAAGTAACACAAGCTAACATTGATATTGAAGATACTCTTGTAACTATTTCTCATGGATTAGCAAACGCAGCGGCTGCAAATGCGGCTGTATATAAAATAAAAATTAATGAAGAGCTTACAAATAATACAACAAATGAAGGTAGCAAAACATCTGTTCAATATGTGCAGTTTCAAAAAACGCCAGCAGATACTGATCCGGAAGCCACTAGTATTTCGTTTGATTCTAATGTAAAAAATAGTGTGTCTATAGAATACTATCTATATACAAATACCATGTCACGTAATGGTCAACTACGTATTAGTGTAAATCCTAGTATGTCACCTGATGCAACAATTACAGACACTTATGACCAAACAGGCACAAGTGATCTTGTTTTTAGTATTAATGCAGGTAAACTTATGTTTAATACTACTAGCTCAGAAGATCATGGATTTACTTATAAACAAACAAGTTTTGCAAAACGTCCTATAGTTTAAAATGGACAATGTTTGGCAGCAAGCGCCTAAGATAAGACTCAAACTTTGGCGTGAATTTAGATTGCAGTTAGACAATATTGAATACGAGGAAGACTGTCTACAAACAGTGGTTGATTGGTGGAAATCAGCTCCAGTTGGTAGTAGAGAGTTGGATATTTACGATATAGAATCCTGGCCAGATCCTTGGCAACTCATCTACAACAACGAATTAGACGAAAATAGTATTGCGCTAGGAATAGCTTTTACTTTGCATTTAATAGACTGGGAGTGTGAAGTATTACTGGTGCAAAATCAAGAAGAAAGTTGGATAAGACTAATAGTTTTGGTTGACGATAGATATATTTTAAACTATACTTATGGTAAGGTAGAAGACCTGAGCGTTCTAAATAATTGCCAAGTATTAGAAAAATATGCCACAAATGAGTTAACCAAATAGTTTTTACATCAACTAGCCGGTTAAATATATGACGAGTTGAAAACAAATAGGTAAACAATGAACAAAAAAGATATATCAGTAACAAAACGGGATGGTGCACCCGAAGAACTAGATCTAGAAAAAATGCATCAGGTGGTATATCATGCTTGTGAAGATATTACAGGCGTGAGTGCAAGTGAAGTAGAAATTAAAAGTAGCTTACAGTTTTATAATGGTATTAGTACAAAAGATATTCAAGAAACACTTATTAAAAGTGCCGCTGATCTTATAAGCGAAGAAACACCAAACTACCAATGGGTGGCAGGTCGGTTAATTAACTATCAATTACGTAAACAAGTTTATGATGGATTTGAGCCTTATCATTTAAATGATCTTGCACGTAAAAATATGGAGATGGGTTATTACGATGAAAGTTTTTTCTCCGTTTATAGCGAAGAAGAAATTGATAAACTTAATAGTTATATTAACCATGACAGAGATGAAAACATTTCGTATGTAGGTATGGAACAGTTTCGTGGAAAGTATCTTGTGCAAAATAGAGTCACAGGTGAAATATTTGAAACACCACAAATTGCATACATGATGATTTCTGCAACACTGTTCCAAAATTATTCCAAAGAAACACGTTTAAAATATGTAAAGGACTTTTATGATGCTATCAGTAACTTTGATATTAGTTTGCCTACTCCTATTATGGCTGGACTCAGGACGCCGCAACGCCAGTTCAGTAGTTGCGTTCTTATTGAAAGCGATGATAGTTTGGATAGTATTAACGCAACTAGTGCATCTATTGTCAAGTACGTAAGCCAAAAAGCAGGTATTGGCGTAAATGCCGGTGCAATACGTGCTATAGGGTCTCCTGTGCGTAACGGAGATACAAGCCATACAGGTGTTATTCCGTTTTATAAAATGTTTCAAAGTGCAGTGAAATCATGTAGCCAAGGTGGTGTACGTGGTGGAGCAGCAACATTGTATTATCCTATTTGGCATTTAGAAGCAGAAGATATTTTAGTTCTAAAAAACAACAAAGGTACAGAAGATAATCGTGTTCGTCATTTAGATTATGGTGTGCAATTTAACAAACTAATGTATGAACGTTTACTTACTGGAGGTAACATTACACTGTTTTCTCCTAGCGATGTTCCTGGTTTGTATGAAGCATTTTTTAATGATCAAGACAAGTTCAAAGAGCTATATGAAACAGCAGAACGCAATACACGTATTAGAAAAAAATCAATTTCAGCAAGTGAACTTTTTGCTATTTTTATGGAAGAAAGAAAAAACACTGGAAGAATTTATCTAATGAATGTTGATCATGCTAATATGCATGGCGCATTTGATGAACAGACAGCTCCAATTAGGCAAAGTAATCTTTGCTGTGAAATTAATCTTCCTACAAAGCCTTTAAATAATTTTAACGATCCTGATGGTGAAATTAGTTTATGCACATTGAGTGCTATTAATTGGGGCAATATTAAAAAGCCAGAAGATTTTGAAAAACCATGTACTCTTGCGGTACGTGCGTTGGATGCATTATTAGATTATCAACAGTATCCAATAATTGCAGCTGAACTAAGCACAATGAAAAGACGCCCATTAGGTGTTGGTATTATTAATTTTGCATTTTGGCTTGCTAAAAATGATTTAAATTATCAAGACATAGATGCACATGGATTAGAAATGGTAGACGAATGGACAGAAGCATGGAGTTATTATTTAATTAAAGCAAGTGCAGATCTAGCTGTAGAAAAAGGTAATATAGAAGGTATATCTGAAACAAAATATGGAAATGGAATTACTCCTAATCAAACATATAAAACTGAAGTAGATGAACTTGTTCCTCACGTAGAGAGGCAAGATTGGAAAAGTCTACGTGAACAACTAAAAGAAACTGGTATTCGTAATAGCACACTAATGGCACTTATGCCAGCAGAAACATCAGCACAAATTTCAAATAGCACAAATGGTATTGAACCACCACGTGCATTTGTAAGTGTTAAACAAAGTAAACATGGTGTGCTAAAACAAGTAGTTCCACAATATTCACGTTTAAAAAATAAATATGATCTGCTATGGACACAGAAAAGTCCAGAAGGTTATTTAAAAATAATGGCAGTGTTACAAAAATATATTGATCAAGGTATTAGTGTAAACACTAGTTACAATCCAGAATTTTACGAAGATGAAAAAATTCCTATGAGTGTAATGTTGCAACACCTTATTATGTTTTACAAATATGGCGGCAAGCAACTTTACTATTTTAATACATATGACGGACAAGGCGAAATTGAATTCAAAGATGATGAACCACTTGAACAAGGTGCAGTAGACGATGAAGATTGTGAGAGCTGTGTAATATGAGTAAGAATTCGAAAGAGGTACATCAGGTATGTATTAAACAAAACTGGCCTACAAGAACATATGATTTACAATTCTTTAGAGAATGCAACGATGATGAAGTCATTAGAGATGATTTAAAAGATAAATTCTTTAATGATCCTAATTACTTAGATTATTATGATATCAAAGTTTTTAGTCAATCGCCAAAAGAAGATTATGAAAAAATACTATCAGCTTTAGAAAAAAACTTATCAACTAGATCAAAAACTATACATATTAGTAATGCATCGTGGTGGATGACAGATTGGATAAAAGGTTATGAAGACTTTGCAATAAATTCTTCTATGTACGATAAAATTATAGATATCATATTATCATCGCCAAACACACATGAAGTTGAAATTCATACAAAAAGAAGAATGGATCAAGAATGGGATACTGAAGGACATAATAAAAAAATTGATGAAATTATTACTCGTATGGAAAATGCATCTAATATTAGACATATATGCATATCTGAAAGTCAAGAAATACATTCAAAAGAAACATTAGAAACACAAACTCAAGATAAAGATATATATAATAAACGGTATATAGATATACCATCTCTATTAAATAGTATAGAAGGAAATTAAAATGTCAGTTTTAAACACAGAAGCAACAAAACATCATACAGAAAACATGGCGTTCCTAGACGAGGGATTAGGAATGCAAAGATATGATGTAGTAAAATACAAACAATTGGATAAGCTGACAGATAAACAGCTTGGTTTTTTCTGGAGACCAGAAGAAGTTGATGTAAGTAAAGATTCTAAAGATTTTAAAGATCTTACAGACCACGAGCAACATATTTTTACAAGTAATCTAAAAAGACAAATTTTACTTGATAGTGTACAAGGTCGCGCGCCAGCAGAAAGTTTTGGTAATCTTACTAGTTTACCAGAATTAGAGAATTGGATTATTACATGGACATTTAGTGAAACAATTCATTCACGTAGCTATACACATATTATTCGTAACATTTATAGCGATCCTTCGATAGTGTTTGATGAACTGTTGGATAGTAAAGAAATTGTAGAATGTGCAGGTGATATTTCGAAGTATTACGATGATCTTATTGAGTATTCTCAATACTATAAATTATTAGGTGAAGGTAAACACAAAGTAAATGGTAAGACAGTAACTATTAGCAAGCGTGAGCTAAAAAAGAAAATTTGGTTATGTTTAAATAGTGTTAATGTACTAGAAGGTGTTCGTTTTTATGTTTCATTTGCTTGTAGTTGGGCTTTTGCTGAACTTAAGAAAATGGAAGGCAATGCAAAAATTATTAAGTTTATTGCACGTGATGAAAATTTACACTTAGCAAGCACACAGTATCTTCTTTCAAAAGTATTAACAAAAGAAGATCCTGAGTTTGCAGAAATTGCTATAGAATGTGAACAAGAAGTAGAAGAAATGTTTGTAGAGGCAGTAGAGCAAGAAAAAGAATGGGCAAACTATCTTTTTAGAGATGGTAGTATGATTGGTCTAAATGCTCAACTCCTACATGATTATATTGAATGGATTTGTAACAAGCGTATGACTGCACTTGGCGTTGCTTGTCCATATAAAACACCACAAGCTAATCCACTTCCATGGACACAAAAATGGATCAGTGGAGCAGAAGTGCAAGTAGCACCTCAAGAAACAGAAATTAGTAGCTATGTAATTGGTGGAACAAAACAGGATGTAGGCGAAGATACATTTAAAGGATTTAGTTTATGAGTATAGAAATCTGGGGTAAGCCTGCTTGCCCTTCCTGTATGAAAGCGAAAGCATTATGCGAATCAAGGTCTTTCAACTTTGAATATAAACAACTTGGGCAAGACTTTGATAGAGAAGAAGTTTTTAAAAACTTTCCAAATGCAAGAACATTCCCTCAAATAAAAGTACACGGCAAATCAGTTGGCGGATACGAACAATTTATAAAATACATTGAAGATACAAACTATAACGGAACAGGACACACTTTATAATGTTAATACAAGCACCATACACAGTAGGCGATGTAGTAAGCGTAAAACTAAGCAGTGGCGAAGAAACTGTCTGCAGACTTGAAGAAATAAAAGATAATGCTATTATTGTTAAAAAACCATTAATGTTAGTAGCAGGTGAAAATGGAGCAGGACTAGCACCATTTATGTTTACAGTAGACCCAGATGCTAAGTTTGAATTTTCGCTAAATAATATTATATGTGTAGTTAAAACAGTCAAAGATGCGGCTGACATGTATATTAAAGCAACAACAGGAATACAAACAGTATAATGCCAGGAGTTCATAGAGACAGAGATTCAAGAAGTTGTGGAGCGGCTACTATTGCTAGTAATCCTAATGTCTTTGTAAATAATAGGCTAGCATCAGTTGACGGTAATCCTAATTCACATGGTGGAGGATCATTAAATGCTTCCAATCCAAACGTGTTTGTAGGTAATATTCTTGTTGTTATACAAGGCAACAGTGCTGCACCCGATGGTCTATGTCCTCTTCCAGGCGGACCGCATTGTAATCCAGGTGCAACAGGTGCAAGTGGGAATGTTTTTATAGGCGGATAATATGGCAATAGAAGATTTTACAAATGGTTTACAAAGTGCAAGTGATTATATCAATAGAACAACTGTAAATATTCCAACCGATGCTACTATAAGCGATGGTGGTATTAATGTTGGTACAACTAGTTTTAGTATGAAAGAAATTATTTGTAGTCTACTCGGCGGTAATGGTATTAATCTTCCTAACTTACAAATTTGTCTCAAAATTAATATTGCTAGGCTGTTAGGAGAGCCAACACTTCCTAGTGATATTAGGGATTCTTTAGCACAAGTAGAAACTGCATTAGATGAATTTATTGCACATACAAATATTGATAATGTTTTAAATAGGCTAAACAGTGCTATTGCTGAGTTTGCAGCTATTGCTAATATGATTAACTTCTGTGGAACACCAGTTTTACCAAGAGCTATACCTAATGTGCTTCGGAATAGTATGAGTAGTTTTTTAGGTTCAGGTAAAAGTATACTAGATACACTTGGAACAATAGCAGGCAGTGATATAGGTGGCTGTATAGGTACAGATGGAAAGTTTAATCCAGACTTATTCACAGGCGGTCTTTTGAAACAGTTAGGTGATAATTTTGATAACTTAGCAGGTATGCCTCAAAGTTTAAGAGATCAAATTAAATCAGATCTTGATGGTGTTAAAAGCGATATATCAAACTTAATTACTTTTGAAAATAATTTTGCAACAACAGATACAAGCGGCGGAAGCACATTTACTCCAGGACAACAGGAAACACATACAGATGTTGGATTAGCATTTGATGCAGATAATATGTCGTTTTCACAAGCAAGTGCATTAGCTGCACAATTGCAAGGATTATATGATCAACTTAACGCATATGAGGTAGATGAGCAAGGTAGAAACATTTTTGATTATCTACTCACAGATGATATGATTGCAATGCTACAAAATAAAACAGATCCAACAGTAGGACTATCTAACAAAGAAACAGTGTATGATTATTGCGGCAAACCCATTGGTGTAGTAGATACTCCTATACAACAGCAAATTGCATCAAGTGTTGGAGCACCAGTAGAATCTGTAATTGCACCAGGTAACACAGGATTACAAGAAAGTGGAGCAATAGTATTTCCACCACCAGCTACTACAACAAACCTAACTGATACTTTAAATTCATCAGGAAGTGGAGTAGATTTTATTAGTAAAAATCAATTACAGCAAATTGCAGCAGATAGCACAGATTTTGCTGATTTTCAAAATAAAATAGCAAATTTATAAAAAAAACAAACATTTATGGTTGACATCAAGCGTTCTTACCTGTATATTATATATATTGGTAAACAACAATAAGTAATGGTATGAATTATGAGAGCAACAATTTATGAAGACGGAGTGAAGCGTATTAAAGCTAAAATCGAAGTCCCTATGGACATTGATGATGTTAGCAAATATATCCTCCATGCTGTCTCAAATCAAGTAGTAAATCTTAATGCTGTACAACAGTTAAATAAACGTGAGTTACTACAATTGGCTAAAAATGAAGTAAAGGCAAACGGAGTAAATATAATGGGAACTGTAGACAATGATACACGTGCTATAGTTACAAACTATATTGAGCAAATGTTTCCTGAGTTAAAGTGATGAGTACATTAAGAGAAGGCTGGAGTTGTGATAATGATTTTATCAATGATGATTGGCCAGATTACACTTCAAAAGCTTCTGAATTTTCAAAAGATCTTGGACCAGATATAATACAAAAAGTAGATATTTTATTAGAAGAATTATTTGTTGATTATGAGGACGAAATTCCCTTCTAAATAAATATATGCATGTATTTAAAACTATCCGAAGTCACAGCAGTAGATATTGAATTAACCAATAAATGTAATGCAGCTTGTCCTGCATGCAATCGTCAATTCTACGATCCTAAATCCCTAAATAATTTTGAATATAGTTTACAACACATCAAAGATATTGTGCCAAAAGAACTTCTACGACCTGATGTTGAATTTTTCTTTGGTGGAACAGTAGATGATGCTATGATGAATTCTCAAGTTATTGAAATATGTGATTACCTACTAAGTGGAGGTAGCGATATTGTATTAGAAACTAATACAGGTGCAAACACAGCCGCAACATTCACAGCATTAGGAGAACTTAGTAATAAGCATGATCATAGATTGCTAGTGAGATTTAGTGTTGACGGTACAGAAAAAAGTAACCATCTATATAGAGTAAATGTTAAATGGAAAACAGTTATGAGAAACATGACTGCTTATGCCAAAACAGGTGGTAAGTGTTCGTGGCAATACTTGGTATTTGATCATAACTACAATGACATTGAAGAAGCATATGAAATATCTAAGCGACTAAAAATTCCTTTTGAACTTAGACAAGGAACAAGAGATACACGGCCTTATCTAAGTTTAATTACTGAAAAAGACAAAGAAACAAAAAAAATAGAAAAAACAGAAGTAGTTGTAGAGCATAGTAAAAAGTTTGAACATGATCATATCAAGGAAAGACAAAAAATTAAAAAAGAAAAAGAATATAATCCTAGAAACATAAATTGTTACATGATACACAAGAAACAAATTTTTATAGATTCAACAGGAAAGTTATGGCCTTGTTGCTACTATGCAAGTGAAAATGTAGTTCCTGGTGCTAATCAATTTTATAAAGATTTACAAAAAAAGTATGGTAGAGACTGGAATAATGTGTTCAAACACAGTGTAGAAGAAATTATAAATCATGAATACTACAAAGATGTTTTATACAAAACTTTTGTAGACGAGAAATACTCTCACATGTTTAATAATATGTGTCAATTAGAATGTGGCGATGGCGGTTATAGAAGTGAAACAAAAAGAGTAAAACTAGAAGATAAATAAAACTATACATAACTATTGACATAACAATAATATAGTATATAATAATACTTTAAGCTGCTATAGCTCAGCTGGTAGAGCAACTGATTTGTAATCAGTAGGTCCGCGGTTCAAGTCCGTGTAGCAGCACCATAATGCGCCTGTGGTGAAATTGGTAGACACGCTAGATTTAGGTTCTAGTGCTTTACGGCGTGGGGGTTCAAGTCCCTCCAGGCGCACCAAAGATAGAAAACATATAGGAGACCCTACCCTCATTTTTGAGGTGGACATAAAGGACAGCGTTAGGGCGCACACGTTAGGAAATACAATAGACAATACATTTTTAAACAAAAGAAAAAGAGGATACTATGAAAGCTGGAGACGCCATCATGGAAGCTGCCCGTAAACAGGCAGAAGGAGAAGTTGCAGTTCACATTGCAAACATTAAAGTTTATCAAACTATGCCAGCAGGTATAGGTGAACATTCAGACGTTACCGAAGCAGTTATTGCTGAATTAAATAAATTAGCTGAAGCAGATGATCGCTTGGAAGTCTTGGATAAGTATTTTAATCAGGGGCCTTAGCTCAGCCGGGAGAGCGCCTGATTTGCATTCAGGAGGTCAGGAGTTCGATCCTCCTAGGCTCCACCAATTATAAGAGTTCCATTTCTCTTAATAAATAATTAAATGGATGGTGCCCAAGAGGAGTTATGGGAGAGGTGGCAGAGCGGTTTAATGCACTGGTCTTGAAAACCAGCGTGGGTGAAAGTCCACCGTGGGTTCAAATCCCACTCTCTCCGCCATATGCGGGTGTAGCTCAGTGGTAGAGCATTTCGTTGCCAACGAAAATGTCGTGAGTTCGAATCTCATCACCCGCTCCAATAAAGGAATATGTATACATGTTGTCAATAATTTATGGACATGATTTAGGCGCACCAGAAAGTATTGCATGGTTATTATGTCAGGAAGAAAATATTGGACCACAAATATTTAAATTTGATTCCGATGTAAATAACGCTAATAGAGGCAGGTTATTTAACAAAGTAATAAGTGATAACAGAGAATCTAAGTATTTTGATGACCATTATCTTTGTATGCAACGTATGGAAAATTTAACAAACGGTTCGGTAGGAAAACTTGGTCCAAGTCAACCTGAGCTTGAGAATGAATCTGTAGACTTTATAAGTCATTATAGAAAATATGAAGAACAGTTTGAACATGTTGTATGGGCTAATTATTTTGGTCGCACATCAAACATATACAGTAGAATAGAAGGTGCAGACAAAGTAGTAATTTGTAGACAACCTTTTATAGAAACTTTTACACATTATATTACAGGATATGCATTTGGTGAACAACAACATAGTGATATTGACACAGCTTCTAAAATATGGTATGAAGATCATCATCATTTAGATGGACAAGATACTACACGATGGAAAGAATATTGGTATAGACTTTATCATAAAAAAATGCATGATGCATTTGATGCAGGTGAATTAAAATATATGTGGCAACTTAATTTTATGCATTGGGATTTATGTAATGCATTAGTAGAACAAAATCACAAAGATCCTGAAAAAGTAGAATTAAATGCACACGATGACCTAGATAGAATATGGGATGATAGAAAAAAAGTCACTATGGAAGATGGCATTGGTGAACAATTCAAGGTTAATAGTGATAAATTATTAATAAAAAGTGAAAATTGGTTAGATGATTTAGATGAAGTTTTAGATTATTTAGAAATTGACAAAACTCAAAATATGCAATATAATATTGATAATTATGCATACCTAATGGAACAAAAAAGAGACTGGGTTCAAAAAACATTTGCACATAAAATTTAACTGGCCCGTTCGTCTATCGGTTAGGACGCAAGGTTTTCAACCTTGAAAGAGGGGTTCAATTCCCCTACGGGCTACCAAACATAAATAGTGATATACATAGTATATTCACTATTTTTTTTATCATAAACACATATATAGATAATTGTAAAAATTACAAAAAAGAGATTATTCAAAACTTTTCTCCTGCACAGGTTGTAGAAAACTTCTTCACATCAGAAGAAGTTGAAATTCTGAGTGAATATCAGTTTGCAAACGGTGAACGCATTAAGTGGACACCTACAAGTAATAATATTCAAAGTGTTGTAGATATAGATACAATGTTTAAAAGTATTAGTTGGCTCGAAACAAAGTTTCAAATGTTACTGGGCAACTATTGGATTAACCATACAGGCAATTTCTATATTACTACTCAGCTACACGATTGTCATGTTGATTTGTTAACAGAAGATGAACTTACTGTCTATGACTGGACACACAAAGTAATACCCTGGAAAAGTGTTGTTATACCTTTAATGCTTAGTCATAATGCAGAAACATATACAGCATTTCTAAAGCAGAGGCATATTGGAAATAGTATAACTATTGATAGAGACTATGTAAGTGAACAAAACGATAGTATGTATGAATTAGCACGTGAGCATCCTACATTTTATTTAGAAGATGGAACTATTAGTAAACACGATGATAAACTTGAATCTAATGATTATATATTTCCACAGATAGGTAAAAAAACATTACAAGGATTAGAAATAGAAAATTGTTTTAAATTTGAACCAGGTGATATATTTTTGTTTGATGCATGTCAATTACATGCAAGTTGTGCTTCAAATATGAAGCCAAATGAAAGATTTTTAAAAAGTGGAATAAACATACAATTTTATAAGGAAATAATATGAACGAAGAAAAAGTATTAGAAATAGAACACTATACAGATGAGTTGTTTTGGTTTAAAACTACAAAGGGAGATTTATGGAATAAGAAAAACTTCCAGCCAGGAGAGTTCACAATGATTGGTATGCCATCTGTAGATGTTACTCGTGCATATAGTATTGCAAATTCACCAGATAATGAACATTTGGAATTTTTATCTATTAAAGTTCCAGATGGCCCGCTTACAAGCCAGCTACAACACATCTCAGTGGGTGATACTGTAAATGTAAGTCATAAAGCTATAGGAACATTATTGCTTAGAAATTTAGATCCAGAGCCATGCATAAATGGTAATGCAAAACTATGGATGATAAGTACAGGTACAGGGCTAGCACCATTTTTAAGTTTAGCAAGACACCAGGAGGTATATGAATATTATGAACAAGTTATTATTACTCATACTTGTCGTTCCAATGATGAGTGCGTGTTTCGCACCGAACTTGAACAACATGGAGCAACAGTGTATCAAAGCGTCACTAGAGAGAAACCTAGAGACGGCATATTTGAAGGAAGGATCACAGACAACATCCGTAGCGGTGAGCTGTTCAGTCAGCTTGGATTAAACTTTACAGAATTTGATAAAACACGTGATAGAATAATGATATGTGGTGGACCTAGTTTTAACAATGAAATAAGAGAAATGCTAGAACAACAAGGTTGGATGCATGGAACTATGAGGAGCCCAGGAGACTTTGTACAAGAACGTGCATTTGTGGAGACAATAGAATGAAATATAAACAACACGTATTAGATATGATTAATAATGCTACTTTACAAACAGAACCATATGAACACCTGTTTATTGAAAATTTTTTAGACGATGATGATTATGATACACTTAGAGCAGATTTTGCTGATAAAGATTGGATATGGGAATTTGCATATAACAGAGTAGATTATTTTACAGAAGATGACGTTGAAAAGGGTGACAGAGACCACTGTTATAATCATGGATGTGGATGGGATGAATATATGGAATTTACAGAGTCTGAAGAATTTATAGAAACACTTTGTAATAAATTTAAATGTGAAAGTATTTTACCTCATCTAAAATATGTAGTGCATGGTTATTTACTAGATATGCCCGAGCATCATATTCCAATACATGAAGACAGTGATGGTAGTGAGGTTCCTGTATTTCAGATAAGTATATTTTTGCCTGACAAAGATTATGATGAATTTGGAACAATTTTATATAAAGATGAAGAAGGAAATGGTGAACTTGAGACTCCTATGAAAAGAAATTCTGCACTAATATATGGAACAAATCCAAGCCAAGCATGGCATGCTACAAAGCCAGGTGATAGAATTAGAAAAAGTTTACTTACAAGATATAGAACTACTGTTTACAAATAATAAATACTTATACAGTAGACTTGCATTATTGGCCCGGGTTTTATTAGCCTATAGGACAAAAGCCAGAGGACTGCAAAATCTATCTTATTAAATGAGGTAAAAAATGACTCTAATAGGACATAACAGTGGCGATAAGCTCCACGAAGATAAATCTCCAAAATTAATTATAGATATAACAGATATATATGATCAAAGAAAACGTAAAAGAAAAGAGCTTAGATTCTATACAAAAGAATTAGAAAAACTTATGGCTAAGATGGGAATGTTACAACATGAAATTGGTGTAACAGAAACAATTATAAGATTGATCGAAAATGAACAAATCCTTGATATAGAAGAAGCAATAAAAGAAAAACGTGAGCTGTATAAAGAATGAAAAAAAGTTTTTTGCAGGCAGCTATAGTTCTTGTGCCAACTTATACAGTGGCTTATTTAACTGACAAAATGGTATATGTTGTGCCAATGTTAGCAGCAAGTAGTTTTATTGCAGCAGGAGTTTTTAACCATAAACTTAAACAGAAAGTTGATGAAGAATGAATACATTATATCTTATTTGTAGTCATAGCTGTATGGCGCAAATGGAAATTGCATATTTACTAAACAATAGTCCAGAGCTCTACGGAGAAAGCAATGCAGGAGAAAATTATGCTACGTATCAACTAGATGGTAAAGATATAGATTATGAACCCGGTATACTTGGAAAAGTTAGATGTCATGATGACTATTGGAATTTAACAGATTACGAAAAACAATATTACAATTTTGAAATTAGAAATACATTAGAAATAAGAGAAGATCAACTAGACGGTCTTTTAAACATTTCAAAAAGTAAAAGTGTTGCATTGTTACTACATGCACATAATACAAAAGATATATGGAGATGGAGTAGAAAAAATTATGCAGTTGTTGTAAACGCTACTATTGGCGATTGGGACATGGACATTGAAAACTGGGCAATGCGTGAATACAACGATATAATGGAAGATGATAGAAATGCAAACTATAGCGAACAAAATCATGTTTTTCCAGGATCAAAAGATGTAATATTAAATTTTGTTCATAAGATGAGAATTGATAGAGAATGGAAAGATAAGAATAGTTTTGATTATTCAATTGAACAAGTAGATTGGATGCGCTCGCCAGAAATTTATAATTTGTGGGAAAAGGTAGGACTGCAACCTCCTAGCAAAAAATGGGTAGATGAATATTTAATTGATATAAAATCTAAACAAGAATACAATACCCAATTACTAAACGATATTCGCCTAGAATATGACAGTGTTAGATAAATACCTATATGAGAATAGTAAAGCTAAAAGGAGCAACTACACTGTATGAAATAGGATTATTCCTGTTCGCAGTTAGTATTGTTCTTTTCTCAGCTTGTCTGATTCAGCAATATATTACCCTTAAATCACATGATGCAATGGAAAGTGTTCAGTTACAAGCAAAGTCTAAAGACAATAAAATTGTATTTACAGGAACATTTGATAGACAAATTAGATGTCAAATGCAACATTTAGAACTTCACTTTACAAATTTTAAAACAAAAGAAGTAGTAGTTCTTGGACAAGATAGAATAACTATATCTCCTAAGTATAATATTTCGCCAGGCAAGAATCATAAAATAAATCTTGAATACTTACTTCCTACCAATATAACCACAGGCATATGGAATCCAGAATTTAAAGGCATGTGGAGATGTGTGAATAGTTTGTTTATAGAAGAAAAATATCACACAATGAAAACAAATCTTGTATACATAAAACTGGCCGATGACACTGTTCATTAAAAAAGATTAAAAAAAATTAAAAAAGATGCATTTTCTGGTTGACTTCTGAACCAAGATGTCTTATATTATATGTATAAGTTAAGCAAACAGGAGTTAGCAAATGGCATATGTATCACAAGAAATGAAAAAAGAACTAGCACCGGCTATTAAAAATGTATTGAAAAAATACAAAATGAAAGCTAGTATTTCAGTTAGAAATCACAGTACATTGGCAGTGAATATCAAGTCTGGTGCTATTGATTTTACAGGTAACTATACACATGGCGACCAATATATTCAAGTTAACGAATATTGGATTGATGATCATTATGCCAACAATACAGTGGCAAAAAACTTTTTGAACGAATTATTAGCGGCTATGAAAGGTTCTAAATATTATAATAATGATGACGCACAGAGTGATTACTTTGATAGGTCACATTACACTGACATTAATGTTGGTAACTGGAATAAACCATATGAGCTTACAGCATAATGGTTTATAAAGAAATGACTCCTGCTTTACAAAAATTATATAAAAAGCGTATCGATAATTGTGTTCGAGTAGCAGAAACGTGTCCAAGAGATAGTTGGGCACATAAATACTGGATGCAAGTGGCTGGTAAACTTACACAAGATTTAACAGCTAATCGGTATGGAGTTCATAAATGGAATACATTGTAATAGTATTTTTATCAATTCTATTAGCAGCAACTCACTTTGGATTAGTAATGTGGTGTGCAAAAAAATGGATTGGTAAAAATCCAAAAACTTGGGTCATGTGCGTAGTTTTATGCTTATCGGGTCCATTTGGTTGGACTGTGCTACTTATGGCATGGGTTATTGACATAGTTGATAAAGTATTTCCTCGTAAAGATGTTTGATGTAGATAAACACATTGATAGCAGGAAAGCAAGACATGGAAATGCAAATATTCATAGTAAGCATCTGCCTGGTTTATCAACTATAGAACTTAACATTACTGAATTATGTAATAGAACTTGTAGTTTTTGTCCACGCCACGATCCAGAAGTATACCCAAATAAAAAAGATTTTATGGAACTAGATACAGTACGTAGTATTACACAACAATTAAAAAAAACAGATTGGTTTGGAGATATACATATCACAGGATTTGGAGAACCTCACACTCATCCTCAGTTAAAAGAAATTATTTCTATACTACGTGAAGCAAGTGTATATATTGAAGTAACCACAAACGGTGATAGATTAATTGATAGTGATATATTGTATGCACATGAAATGTTTCAATCGGGACTTAATATGTTAACTGTTGATTGCTATGATGGCGATGAACAATATAATACACGTATGACAAAAATGAAACAAAATTTTGAAGAATATAATTGGCGTCTACGTAACCATTATGATGATGGTAATGCACAAGCATTGATTGAACAATATGGCTTCAATAATAGAGGCGGCACTATGGGTGGTAAAGGAATACAAAATCCATGTTACTTACCATTTTATAAAACTATGATCGATTGGAACGGTGATATTACATTGTGTTGTAATGATTGGCATCGAGAAGCAGGCAACATGGGAAATATACTTGTTGATGGATTTGTTAATTGTTGGAATAGTAATAAACTTGTATGGATTCGAAAACAATTAGCAAAAGGCAAGCGAGGCGGCGTATGTGCTAATTGTAGTATTAAAGGAACCAAATTTGGTTCAGAAAGCGTGGAAGTATGGCAGATGTAGCTAGTGTTTGGAGTGTTACAATTAGTGGAAGAAATGATTGTGTAGTAATGACAGATTTTGAAGCTATGCAAGTTAAAATAAAGTTTTCCCCTAATATATTAATGCATAACATGACAGAATTACATGGAATGAAACCACAGCATTTACACAAGAAAGCTAGAAAACAAGTTACACAAACAGCTATGCCTTCTATGTGTTGGGCAAATTTAGCAGAAAAGTCAGGTGTAGCAATTCAAGCACAATGGGAATACGACGATTTAATGAAAATGGAGTTATAAATGTTAGATGATCATGCTGCAGAATTATTTTCTAATAATGTAAATATGATGGTGCCTTGGTATCTTATGGCATCATATGCATATTATGAACAAGATGATGCAATCTTTAGCGATGGGTTTTTTGATGAAATGGGAAAAACAATGCTAGCAGTATGGGATGATATAGAACACTTTCATAAAGAATATATTACAAAAGGTGATCTACAGGCAGGTTCATTCTTAGGCAAATATCCTAGTAGAGTTGAAGGTGGATTAAAAAGTTTACGTGAAACATACTTTACTAAGTCAGGAACAGTAAGAAAAAAGATTAAAAAAGATTAAAAAAGATGCATTTTCTGGTTGACATCTGAACCAAGATGTCTTATATTATATGTATAAGTTAAGCAAATATAGAGGTTGATATGCAAAACGAAATTAAAACACTAATCCAAAAATGTAAAGCAGATTACACAAAGTTTGTTACAGCAAGCGGGCGTGGTACACCAGAGCCAGGTAGCTACTTTGCTAATGAGCTTGCTAACTTTGAAGATAGCTTTGAAATTAGAGAAGGTAAGAAGTATATCAAACTAGTCCGAGGCACAGGTGTTTGGGGCTTTATTGTTAAAGAAGATGGTCCTAAGTTTAAAAAAGGTGATATTCTTAAAGCCGCTGGATACAATGCTCCAGCAACAAATGCTGCACGTGGTAACATTTTTGAAGAGTTCAGTGTTGCTTGGACTGGTCCACATTACTTGGTGTAATATGAAACAAGACGTAATGTGGAGAACAATACATTGTTTGGTAATTGGTGTTATAGTGTTGACACCAATTATCGTACTATCGATCATAATATTCTAATAGGATAATAAATGTCAATAGATAAAACAGCATTAACATTTGCTACAGCTGCTCATGCTGCAATTGGCCAAAAACGCAAATACAGCGGTGACGATTATATTGTTCATCCTATTCGTGTTGCTGATACTGTTAAGCAATATGGCGGCACCAAAGAAATGATTGCCGCTGCATACTTGCATGATGTTGTAGAAGATACACAAGTTGATATAGATACTATTACTGGTATGTTTGGTAGTGTTGTAGCTGATCTAGTTAATGATCTTACTGACGTTAGTGTGCCTGACGATGGTAATCGTGCTACACGTAAATCAATTGATAGACAACATTTAGCACAAGCCAACGTTGATGCACAATTTATTAAATGTGCTGATATTATAGATAACAGTTGGGATATTGCTGACAACGATCCATCATTTTGGAAAGTATACAAACAAGAAATGCAATTGTTGTTGGATGTCATGGACAAAGTTAAAAACACAGATATTTGGAACAGAGCCAAAGAAAGTGTAGATAAAGGTTGACGAGCAAGAGTTCTTGCTGTAAACTATAAGAGTAAGTTAAAAGTTAGGAGACTAGATGAGATTCAAACAACTAAATTTTGTTAATACTACAGTGCCTAAAGGTATAAAGGCATTTGTAAAGTATGGCAAATATGATTTGAGTATTATAAGAAATGAAATGTCATATGGTAATGATAAAGAACTATATGAAATTGCAGTATTCAAAGGCAAAGATCAAGTAGAACTTCCTGGCATTACAGAAAATGGTGATACTGTAAAAGGCTTTTTGTCTGAAAAAGAAGTAGAAGACATTATGCTTAAACTTCATGCAGTAACTGGCAACGATGGTGTAAATGATGAATGAAGTTAATCTTGATAAACAGTTAGGTCCGGATGTTTTATCTAAAATAGAATATCCGGACTATCATGGTGGCCCATATGATAGAGGAGGTGCTGATAGTTATTATAGGCGTGGATATAATCCTCATTACTATGGAGGTCCAGGAGGTGGACCACATGGTGGAACTATTCGTATAGAAATGGAAGATATGACAGCAGAAGAGATTGTCGCTTATAGTGCTGGTTTCAGAGACAATGAAAACGACGGCAATCATAAGGAATGGTAAATGACCGATAAAAATAAAAAAAATAAAGGTTTTAAATATAGTTTCAAGTTTAAACAACCTTACACTTCTATTAATCTACCAAATGGTGGATTTACAGATGATGCAGTAGATAAACTTCTTCAAATTAATGAAAATGATTTAGATAAGTTAGATGAATGGATTGTTATTCAACTCAAAGATTCATTAGAAGAAATAGAAGAAGATAATAATCAATTAGAATTTAATTTTAAAGAAGATACAACTCTAGAGGAACAGCGAGAAATGTTTAATCGTTTGTTTAAATCAAACAACGGAGAATAAATATGTATATGGAAATTTGGTATATTATATTTCTTGCATTTGTAATTGCGTGTGCTTACTTTAGTTATAGAAGTGGACATAAACAAGGACTTGCAGACGGCATGGAAGGTACATTAGTTCTTTTAGAGCAAGGTAAATATATTAGAACTGCTAGAGATAACTTTGGAGAAATTCACATTTATCGTGTTCCTGATAATATAGATACTTGTGAATTCGATCAGCAAATTGAGAATGAAACATAATTTAATTCCCTTAGAAAGATTAAAGCAAATACAGGCTACCGGTGAGTGGCCTGTTGTGCATAGTGAACTATTAGAAACAAAATATGCTGACAGATACAAACGTGCTGGTGAACTTTTTGATGTTTTAAATGAAGATATTTTTTATGCTTTAAATGATATAAATGATAAACAACAACCAGCTACAACTATTGTAAAAGATCCTATTATACCAACAAAAAGTTTTGCACATCAATATCAAGGTGCTGTTTTTGGATATGATGTAGATATTATGGCAGGACCTGAAAGTTGGAACACAGATAAATTAAAAGATTACGTTGAACGTAGAAAATGTTATATATACGATTGGACAAGTAAAAAGCTACCATTTGAATTACCTGAGTTAGAATACTTTGTAGAAATGCACAACGATTTTAAACCTGTGTTAGAATATTATGCAGATACATGTTATAACAATCAAAAAAATACATGGAATAAAAATCTTTACAAACTTATGATTATTCAGTATAATGTTCCTACAGCAGAAGAAAATACACGTGTAGAACATCGAAAGCATAATACAGAAAGATTTGGTGATGAACATTGTGATGAAACACTAGGTGGATTACATTTAGGAGAAAACTTTATTGAGTTTCATGCAAAAAATACAAAAGATGGAAATTGGCAACATATAGATGGATTGGAAAAAAATAGTATGCTTTGGATGTTTGGCGAACATGCAGAGAGAAGTGGATGGATACCAACCTATCATGGAATGACACATAATAATAATCCACAACATAATACACGCTATTCAATAATTTTTGATTTACAAGCTAGATATAATGGAGAAGAATAATGGCATTAGTCCCTACAGTAGTTGAACAAACAGGTCGCGGTGAACGTGCATATGATATTTACAGTCGTTTGCTTAAAGATCGTATTGTAATGCTTAATGGAGAAGTAAATGATCATACAGCAAATTTGATTGTTGCTCAAATGCTCTTTTTAGAATCTCAAAATTCAGAAGAGTCTATTAATTTTTATATTAATAGTCCTGGTGGTAGCGTAACAGCAGGTCTTGCAATTTACGACACTATGCAGTTTATTAAAGCACCCGTAAGCACTATTGTAATGGGTCAAGCGGCTAGCATGGGTAGCTTTTTAGCAATGGCAGGAGAAGCAGGACAGCGTTTTGTGTTACCAAATAGTCGAACAATGATACATCGTGTAAGCAGCGGCACACCAGGAACACGTGGAAGTGTTCATGTGCAAGAACTTGAATTTGAAGATGCACGTAGACATTTTGAAGAATCTAAATTTTTAAATGAAAGACTAACACAATTGTATGTACAGCATAATACAGCAAATAAATCCTTTGATGAGCTTTTTGAAACTATGAAATTTGATACATTCTTAACAGCAGACAAAGCAGTAGAAAATGGTTTTGCAGATAAGGTAGTAAGTAAAAAAGTATAGATATATGTATAATTTTACACTTCGATTTCCTATATAGGCAAAAATGTTAAAATAGCATATATATAGTAGGAAATACACGATAAATACACTAACAAGAGAAAGTATTCTTATAAGGTTGGAAGTTTAAAATTCATGTATACTTACAAAGCAAGATTAATAAGAGTGATTGATGGTGACACAGTAGACGCTGAAATTGATCTAGGATTTGACGTATTTGTTCGTCAACGTATTAGATTATATGGTATCAATACACCTGAATCACGCACAACAAATTTATCAGAAAAAGAAAAAGGCCTTGCGGCTAAGCAACGTTTGATAGAACTTCTACCACGAGAGTTTGTAGTTGAAACTATTCTGAATAAGCGTGGCAAGTATGGCCGTGTCCTTGGAATCTTACAAGTCCAAAATGAAGATGAAACACTTACAAACATAAATGATCTGCTAGTTGAAGAAGGACATGCGGTTCGTTATATGTTAGGGAAGTAATTTATGCGTATATTTGGTTTATGGACAATCCTAGCCGCATTGTCAATATCAGTAGTAGCGGCTTATTATAGTATTGTGGGACTGGTAGCAATCTTTGCTGCAGCGGCAATTCCTATTATTATTATGGGAACAGTATTAGAAGTAGGCAAATTAACTAGTGCAGTCTGGCTACATTTGTATTGGAATAAAGCTCCATTTTTAATAAAAACATATTTAACAATGGCTGTAATATTATTAATGTTTATTACAAGCATGGGTATTTTTGGTTTTTTATCAAAAGCACACATCGAACAACAAAGTGCAGGCGCAGAAAATGTTGCACAATTAGAACGTATTACAACAGACATCGCAAGAAACGAAAGTATTATCGTACGTGCAGAATCTAAAATACAAAAGTTAGATAGTGCAGATGAGACACAAGATGATGGTATTCAATCAAAAATTGACAAAGAACAAGATCGTATTGCAACAGCATATGATGCAGTCAAGCCTGCTATAGAAGATCAAGAAGCTATTATAAATGCACAAAGACAATCTAGAGTGGATTCTCAAAAGCCATATCAAAGTGAACTTACAAATATAGATAGAAAAATTGCATTACTAGATGAATACATTGAAACAAACCAAATCAAAAAAGCACAAAGTATGATTGGTTCTAATCCAGATGGTCGTTATGGACCTAAAACAGCAGCGGCAGTGCAAGCATTTAGAGATACACAGTTAGTTAGAAGAGATGTAGTATTACAAACGCTAAACAAATTGACTACCAGTGTGGATACAATTACTATAGAAGCAAGAGAAGAAATACAAAGACTACGTGGTGTTGCAGAACAACAAATACAAAACAGTAATGAATTAATTGATAGACTACGTTCTCAACTAGGACAAGGTGCTACAGTAGACAACACAGAAGAAATATTAAAACAGCGTAATTTAATTATTATATCAAATGAACAACTAGATGGTCTATTTGAAAAGAAATATACTATCGAAGCAGAAGCACGTGTATTAGAAGCAGAAGTTGGACCAGTAAAGTATATTGCAGAACTAGTATACGGAGATACTGATAAAAATACACTAGAAGAAGCAGTTCGTTGGGTTATTATTATTCTTGTTATTGTATTTGATCCATTAGCTATTGTTCTTGTTATTGCTGGTATTACAGTAATTGAAAGTAATCGTAAAATAAAACCTGTTTTACCAACACCTGCTGCACCTAAAAAAATTATACCACAACCAGAACCTGAATTAAAAATTGAAGAAGTAGAACAGCCTTTAGAAATTATAGAATTAGAAGAACTTGAAACCATAGAAGAGTTTGATAACATTGAGGGTGCGGTTAGGTATAAAGGTAGAATTTATAATCCAGAAGATGAAAATTATAACACAGTTATTGCACAAGTAAAAGAAAATGCACATGCTAAAAAAGTCATGGAACAAGACATGCTAAATAAAAATAAAGAAGATTTGAGAAATGACGAATGATGTATTTGGCTGTTGGTACGAACCCGGTGACTCGGGAACTTGGCTTTCATGGTTTATTAATCAACATGTAGGCTATCCTAAATTTGATAAAAAAATACGCTATGAAAGAAAAGGCTATACATATGGACAAATTGCAACAGACTATGCATGTCCTGGATCAAATTGGCATTTAGCTAATTTTCAATCTTTTAGAGATGATCCAATGGATCCGTATTCAAACAAATTAGTAACAACACACAATTTTAAGGATTATAAGAAACATTTAATAGAAAAAGACATAAAACATGATCCAGATTACAAAAATATATGCTACAAAATTCTTCCTTGGCATAATCCAATACATACCGGAAATAAAGGATCACAAGAGATAGAAAAATGGGGATTAAAAGATAAGACAGCAAAAGATCTTATATTAAGAATATTAGAAGAAAGTAATACTAAGGCTATAATTATTCCAGAAACAGATATATATTCTTCTCTTTTTGCAAAAAGACTTGCATTTATAAGACCAAACCTTACTGTTCAAGATGCATGGCAAGATTATAACACTAGAAAAAAAACGTTGTATGCAGAAATAGTTTCAAATGTATCGAAATATGTAAAAGTTCATACATTATTTATAGACAAGCTAATTTTAAAAAATGACATAAATGAATATTCAAAATTATTAGACATATTACAAGTTCCTGAATTAGAAAATTGGACTAACTATACAACAGAATGTTGTAATACAATTTTTGAGCCTTGGACAAATTTTACAAATGATCAACTAGATAATAGACCAGAAACAAGAGACATAAAATGAGAACAGATAATAGTGTATACACTGTAACATATCCAGATTTGCATATGAGTGATGATGGAATGACTGTGCTAGTAACAAGTACAGATGAAAATTTTATTGACAATGTTAAAGGTATATTTGAAAAATACATTTATACAAGTATTGTATTTTACGTTCAACCAAATAAAACAAATAGCGAGACATTAGCATGGATGTGGAATGTAAGCACTACATGTGATTTAATGATAATTGATATAGATACTTGTGCATGGGAAGACATTATGGCTGCACTTATCAAGCCTACTATTAGTAATGATGGTGTTATGTTCTATAGTAGTAAATACAAAAGAAGAGAAACAGCCAGACTTATTAATGCAACAGGTACAAATCTAATTGTAAGAAAAGTTAAAGATATTGATAAATTCGTAGAACTACAAATGAATCCAGAGGGACCATATGAAATCTAGTACAATTTGCAACTTTTGCGATAAAGACACAAGTCAGGTAAAAAAGCTATTAGCAGGAAACAATGGAATACACATTTGTAATGAATGTGTTGACCTATGCCATACTATATTAGATAAAGAGACTAAAACAAAAAAGATATTTAAAAATATTCCAAGTCCACGTCAAATACATCAATATTTAGACAAGCACGTAATTAGTCAAGACAAAGCAAAAAAGAGTTTGAGTGTTGCAGTATATAACCATTTTAAAAGACTAAAATCAAAATCTAAATTACAAAAAAGTAATGTTCTTATTGCAGGACCCACAGGAACTGGTAAAACACTTATGGCACAAACATTAGCAGAATATTTAAATGTTCCTTTTGTTATTACAGATGCAACAACATTAACTGAAAGTGGATATGCAGGAGATGATACAGAAGTTTTAATACAAAAATTATTTCAAAACTCTGACTTTGATATTGATCGAACAGAGATGGGTATAATTTATGTAGACGAAATTGATAAAAAAGCAAAACGTAGTGATATGATGAGTTTAAGTAGAGATGTGAGCGGCGAAGGTGTGCAACAAAGTTTACTTAAACTTATGGAAGGAACAATAGTTACTGTTCCAAATAAGCCACAAGCAAATCCAGAAAAAGTTGACATTGATACAAGCAATATACTTTTTATTGTTGGTGGAGCATTTGTTGGTTTAGAAGATACAGTAATACAAAGACTAGGCAAAAGTAAAATTGGATTCAACGGAACTGAACAATCTAAATTAGATGATTGGGAAGATAACTTAGAAACAAGAGATCTAGTAAAGTATGGATTAATTCCTGAATTTATCGGTAGATTGCCTAGCGTTAATATACTAGAAGAACTTTCGGAAGAAGATTTGATAAAAATATTAACTGAACCAGTAAATAGTATAGTAAATCAAATTAAAGAGCTTTTTTTACTTGACAAAATTGAGATAGAGTTTAAAATAAAAGCATTAGAAGAGGTGGCAAAGATTGCTAATCAAGAACAAATAGGAGCTAGGGGATTAAGAAAAATACTGGATAATGCACTTCTAGATATACAGTATGAATTACCAGAGCTTGCTGAAAAAGGGGTAAAAAAAATAGTTGTAACAGATCAAGTGATAACACTTGGACATGGTCCAATTATGATAAAAAACTGATGAAAAAAAATTATAAGCAAAGGGACAGAGGTCCGCAAATTTTAGCAAACAATAAAATTCAAGCTGAAATGGTAAGAGTCAATTTTACAGATGGTGAAAGTAAAATAATGAGCAAGCGAGATGCTATTGACGAAGCTCGCAATCAAGGATTAGATTTGGTGTTGATCGCTGAAAAAGCAGAACCGCCAGTATGTAAAATCATTGAACTAAGTAAACATGTATATATGTTAAAACAAAAAGAAAAAGAACAAAAAAGAGCCGCAAGAGCTAGCCAAATAGAAACAAAAGAAATACGTCTTGGATTAAATATTGACACAGGCGATTTAAATACTAAAGCAAAGCAAGGGCAAAAATTTATTGATAAAGGATCTAATTTAATCGTATCAGTTATGTTACGTGGAAGAGAACGTGGGAAACAAGATTTAGCAAAAGATCTGCTAAATACATTTGCAGAATTAATCGGCGAAGAATACGAACAAATTAGCACACAACATAATAGAGTTATGGGCAAGTTCAAAACATGAGATTTAAATGAGTAATAATCATATCAAAGGCGAAAAGGGCATGACTGTAAGTGTCCACAACAATAATGTTGATAAAGCAATGAGACAATTAAAAAAGAAACTGCTTCGTGACGGATTGTTTAACGAGATCCGAGAACGTAGGCATTTTACAAGTAACACTGAAAAACGTCTAAAAGCAAAGGCAGCCGCCAATGCTCGTCATAGACGTAGACTATCAAAAGAAACTTGATAGAAAGAATTACACACTGAGTGTATATAACCGAGACGCCTAATGGGTCTCAAAATATCTTGCTTAAAAGGAGATAAACTATGACAAGATTAACAACACTTGATTTGAATAAAATCACACCTTATGCTGTAGGCTTTGACAGCATCATTTCGGACATGTTCCAATATGCACAAAATAATAAAGCAAGTAGTGGATACCCACCTTACAATATTCGCAAAGAAGGCAACAAATTTCAAATTGAAATTGCACTTGCTGGTGTGCGAAAAGAAGACCTTGATATTACAACCGAAGATGGTAAATTAATGATCAGTCATGATCCTGAAGAAGTTGAAGAACAAGGCGAATACGTTCATAAAGGTATTGCACAACGAAAGTTTAACCGTATTTGGACATTAGCAGATAATGTAGTTGTTAATGGTGCTCAAATGGAAAATGGTATGCTTTATATTGAACTAGAACGTATCATTCCAGAAGAAATGAAACAAAAAACAATTAAAATTGATTAAGAGGTAATCATGGCTCAAGTATCACATGAAGAAGTTGCAGAAGTAACAAAACTAAAAAGTCCACCTAGGTATAATGTTATTATGCTAAATGATGATAGCACTCCTATGGAGTTTGTAATATCTGTACTTACTCATATATATGGACACACAATGGAAACAGCTAAAAGTGTGATGCTTGAGGTTCATGAAAAAGGTAGAGGAATATGTGGCACATATAGCTACGAAGTTGCTGAACAAAAATGTGTTGAAACAATCACAGAGGCGAGACGTAATAGTTATCCTTTAGATGTTACAATTGAAAAAACTGATTAACTTAATCAAGGAAAGATTAATTGACAAAACATTTTATTAGTGCTCCATTTGGGAATTACTTACAGCATACAAATTTTATTGGTGATGCAATATCTGTAACAGGAACTTTTACAGTTAAACCACGTCCTGGACTAGTAAAACATATTATAAAAACACTTAGGTATACTAGAACAGGTTGGCGAAATAAACTAGGATTGCGTAATCCTGGAATATTCAAAGGTATAGAAAATACTGCATCGAATAGTGTAATGAGTATTGCTAGTTTAGAACCAAACGACTGGCGTATACTATATGAAATAGTACCTAAGAATATGAGTGTCGAACTTAACATAAGTTGTCCTAATGTAGACAAGCATCCAAACTTAACAAAGTCTTTTGCTAAGGATAAACGTAAATGGTGTATTGTAAAAGTACCGCCAACTATAACAAACAAACAACTTGACAAAATAGTAAAATTAGGCTATACTCAAATACATGCAAGTAATACATTGCCAACTGAAAAAGGTGGGTTATCTGGAAAGATTATTGCGCCTTATACCTTGGGGATTATTTCCTTTCTAAAAGAAAATTATCCACATGTTGAAGTTATTGCAGGTGGTGGAGTTACAGATAAATCTAGTGCTCAACGATATATAGACGCTGGAGCAGATCATATAAGTTTAGGAACTGTGTGTTTCACACCATGGAAAGTAAAGAGCTTAATTTATGAACAACTTAAATAAAAGACTACATTGGACAACTACAATTACCGAAAAGCTAATGCTAGGAGGTATTGGTATGTTAACAGTAGTAGCTGCATTATTAGAAGTGTGGGGTATGTGGCAGACACGTAATATAGCACTTGCTGATTTATTTTTGCTTTTCATTTATACAGAGATTGTAGGCATGGTGGGTGCTTACTATATCAGCAATAGAATACCAGTTACACTGCCAATCATTATTGCAATGACAGCGTTGTGTAGATTGATTATTCTACACAGTAAAGACGGAGAGCCACTAACACTTTTAGCAGAAGCAGGTGCTATTGTTTTATTAGCGGGAGCTGCATATGCAATGAGTGCAAAAGAAAAATTAAGTTTAGAGAAAAAGGCAATGCGTAATGAAAAATTGGACTAAAAAATCTCCATATCGGAATAAACACAAAGACGAATTAGCCGACTTTTTTTATGAAAAGTTTAAAGAACATGGAGTGCGTCTTCCTGAAACATATACAGAGCAAGAATTAATTGACTTAAACCCCGAAGTTCCTGTATGGTTTACTAAACAACATATGAAACTAAAAGATAAAAAATGAAAGTAGGAATTACATTTAGCACATTTGATTTGCTTCATGCTGGTCATATAGGTATGCTTAGAGAAGCAAAGGCAAATTGCGATTACTTAATTGTTGGACTACAAAGCGACCCAACAATCGATAGACCTGATACAAAAAATAAACCAATACAGACAATGGTAGAACGTTATGCACAACTTAATGCATTAAAGTTTGTTGACGAAATAGTTCCATATCAAACAGAAGAAGATCTAATTGATATACTTGAACTGTTTCAAATAGATGTTAGATTCTTGGGAGAAGAGTACAGAGAAAAAGAATTTACAGGCAGAGCTACCTGTGCCGCAAGAGGAATTGAGGTATACTTTAATAAACGTGAACATAGATTCAGTAGTAGTGATTTGCGTAGACGTGTATGCGAAAAGGAAAACAAATGAGAATTGAAACAGAAGTAAAACTTGACTACAGTGATGTATTAATACGTCCAAAACGTAGTACATTAGGAAGTCGTAAAGAAGTAGATTTAGAACGTGGTTTTACATTTTGTAATTATAAACCTTATGTGGCAAAAGATGTGTTACCTGATGGATATCCTGTTGTACAAAATCAAGATAGAGATTGGCGTGGTGTTCCTATTATGGCTGCTAATATGGACGGTGTAGGAACATTTAAAATGGCAGATATACTTGCTAGCCAAAAAATGTTTACATGTTTAGTAAAAACATATGAGGTAAATGATTTAGTAAACTTCTTTGATGATCCTAACAATCCACAAAGATCTGATTTTGTTGCATACAGTATGGGAATTACAGATCGAGATCATGAAAAGTTTCGTACAGTATACGAACAAGCACACACTATAAAATTTGTATGTATTGATGTAGCAAATGGTTATAGTGAACGTTTTACTGACTTTGTGAGAGAATTTCGTAGTCTATATCCTAATATAGTAATCATTGCTGGTAACGTAGTTACATCAGATCAAACACAGGAGTTAATCTTAAGTGGAGCAGATATTGTTAAAGTGGGGATTGGCCCTGGGTCGGTTTGTACGACCCGTATTAAAACTGGTATTGGTTATCCGCAATTATCCGCAGTCATGGAGTGTGCAGATGCTGCTCATGGGCTTGGTGGGCTTGTTATTGCTGATGGTGGTTGTACATGTTCGGGGGATGTAGCTAAAGCGTTTGCAGGCGGAGCAGATTTTGTAATGCTAGGAGGAATGTTAGCAGGACACGATGAGGGCGGTGGCGAAGTGATTACAAAGTATTACGAAACAAATGAGATTATACGTGAATATGTGGGCGACCAAACAAAAGAAACACGCCGTGTTGAACAAAAGCATTATGTTCAGTTTTACGGTATGAGTAGCGATGCAGCTAATAAAAAGCATTTTGGCGGACTCAAAGATTATAGATCAAGCGAAGGTAGAGAAGCTTTAGTTCCATATAGAGGTAAAATTGCAAATACAATGCAAGACATACTAGGTGGTATTAGAAGCACATGCACATACGTAGGTGCAAATAGATTAAAGAATATTAGTAAATGTGCAACATTTATTTTAGTAAATAATCAATATAACGGTGTATACGAATCTTCTACTATTAAATAAATATAGTTAGTTCAAAGGAGAAAGCTATATGTCCAAAAGAGAAGAAGATTATTCGATCAGCAGATTTCGTAAAGAACGAACTCAAAGATTAGCAGATGCTATGAGTGGGTTCGAACGTGACCAGGCTGTTAATAACGATATAACAACATTAAAAACAGAATCTATGTTTAGCAAAACATTAGATCATAACTCAACAACCCTACTGCCAAGCGAAGCAGATGTTGTAAAACTAGCATTAGCAATGGAACGTGGAACCAAACAAGATTTAGAAAATGTAAGTCTTTCTTCAAATGCTACACGTAAATTAGCAAACCCATTGGGTGCATTTGCATGTGAAATAACAGGACAAGATGCATATGGTATGACAATGCCGGCGCCACCTACACTTGATAGCGATTGGGGTGCAGGAGAAATGGTCGAAGTTTATGAAATGAATATCCAAAGAGATACCTCATTTAATGATCTTAACTTTGGTGTTACAAACACAGCAGCAGACCGTGCCGTAACAAACTTAAATGCATTTGGTGCAGAATACAAAGGACCAGTGAATGGAACAAGTGGAGCATTAACACGTGCAGAACTATTTCGTGGCGTAGCACCTGGTTGTTTAGCAGGCCCATATATTTCACAATTCCTTGCACATGACTTTGCATTAGGCGCCCATACAGTTACACAAAAATATAATGTCCATAATGGCATTTATGGTAACACAAAAACAAACTTTAAAAGTATAGCAGACGGGGCTGTTCCAGTAGCACAGCAAGCAGATTCATCTCCAAAATATATTTTTAATGGTCGTGGGCTAGGAACACTTGTTCACAGTGACTTTGTATATCAACATTTTTATTATGCAGCAGCAATGCTAGCACATGGCGGTACAAGACACACAGCATACACAAATGTTGATCCGTCAAATAGTGGTGCATTTTTAACTAATGCAGGCCCAGCATTTCAAGCAACAGCGGTTGCAGCAGTATCAGCTAATGCGTTAACAGCATCATGGGTACAGAAATGGAGACATCACTGTAAACTACGTCCTGAAACAATGGCAGCTCGTGTTGCAACAGGTATGTCAGGTGATACACCAGTATACCAAGCTGCATCACTTTTAAATAATGCACAGTCAACAGTTGATGCAGTAAAGGCATTTAACCAAGCAAACGGTGGCGACAATGCACCTTTCTTACCATTACTATATGCAGAAGGTTCGCCAACACATCCATCATATCCAGCAGGTCATGCTGTGATTGCAGGTGCAAATGCAACGATATTGAAACTAATGTATGCAGATGAAAATTGGTCAACAATGGGTAATTATAGTGCAGTTCAACATTCAACAACAGGTGACTCACTAATAAGTTATACTCGCTCCGATTCAGGTGACCTAACAGTTCATGGAGAGCTTAATAAACTTGCAGCAAATATTGCAATTGGTCGTAACATTGCAGGTGTTCACTATCGTGCAGATGGCGACTGTGGTATGATGCTAGGACAGAAAGTTGCTATTGCATACTTTAAAGACTATATAAGCAGACAAATTGAATCACGTGGTAATATTACTATTGTTGGATTTGATGGAGTATCAGTAACAGTTTAATATTAAAATATTTTAATACTATATAGCAAGCAATATTCTTATTGCTTGCTTTTTTATTGTAATGTATGCACTACACGCATATCGTCTTTGCAATAATATGTAAGCAATCCTGCTATATCTCTGATAAATATCATTGTAATAAATTAAAAGTTGTGCTAAACTAAATTTCTATTACCAAAGCGACCTCAGCTTAGAAAAAATGAGTGGCACTAGGGAAAGACTTAGTGACGCCGGAAACAGACCGGGGTATTGCTTCCCTCAAGCATCATAAAAACTAAAGGAGACTACTATGGCAAGAAAGCTATACGGGAGCCTTGTGAGCATGTTTGGGCGTAAGAAACTCAACGATAATGATATACTCACATGGGCAAAAACAGAATACTCAAAAGATTGGGAATTCGCATACTATGAAATTAAACTAACAGGCAAAGGCCCAAAAAGAGGAATATACTACTAATGACACAAGTAATTTTAACAGCATCAAATTGGCTTAACATTTCATCCATCGGAGAACTATTTTCTGACTGGAGACGTAGAGCAGCTCAAAAACGCATACAGCGTGAAACATATAATAAACTAAACGGACTTACTGATAGAGAACTATGGGATATTGGTATAGGTCGTAGTGATATACGTGCAGTTTCAATTGGTACATTTCACAATGATACAACAGAAACAAAAACTGAATCAAATAGTAATTTACGAGGATGGGTTTAATGACAGCATTAGTTCAAAACTTTGTATTTTCGCCATTGTCTGGATTGTGGTCAGCATTAGACCGCTATACGCAGATAGCTGGTTACTCGAGAGCGGCAGCGGAGCTCGCAAGAGCTGGTTACCAAGAGGAATCGAAAAAGTGTATGATGGAAATCAAAAAAATTCAAAATTCAAATAATACATAATGTGGATTTTTACAGTAGACATGTGGGAAGAAATTTTTAAACATATAAAAGAGCAGTGATATCACTGCTCTTTTATCTTATTACCATCTTCCTTGTCCTTTGCCAACAAGCCATATAATTAAAACAATAACACCTGTCATTACGCCTGCAAGTAATAATCCTACACACCATTCAATTATATTTTGTTTTCTTTCTTCTGCAGCATATACTGCTGCTTTACGTTCTCTACGCATTTGTGCTTCTATTTCAACAATCTCTTTCCAAGCTGATGGACCATAAAATAAGCTAATATGAGATCTTAGTTCTTCTCTCATTTCTTTTGCTTTTTGTTTATGTCCCCAAATTTCTAAAGCATTTTGTTCTAGCTTGCTTGCTCCAAATAGTTTTTTAAACATTGGTGGGTTTTCTGCTTGTCTATGAGCAAAGTCTATATCACTCATACTAGTTGCCCACTGGTTAAGTGTCCTACCCATGTCGTGTAAGTCTTTACCTGTACTAATAGCTGCTTTGATGCCTTTAAAGGCGGCCGTGGCCAGACCAATGGCGCTAACTGGATCTACCATTTGAACTCTCCTTAGTTGCTGCATATATTTAAATGGTTATATAGCCAAGTTAACCATATATATTATTAATTAACAGCTATTTTAATTAGATAAATAATTATATGGGTAAGACACATTTAATTTCTACAATAGTTAAAGATCTTCAATCTATGACTGATCAGTCAGAGAAATGTAAATTGTTGACCAAATACAAAAAAGAAAAAATGTTAGAACGTATTGTAAGTATTGCTTATAATCCTTGGATCAATTTAAAAATGCAAGATTTTAAGACAACAAAATCTGGTAAAAAGTTTGGAATGGGTATAAGCAAGTTTCTACATATTGTAGATGACATAGTTGCAAATAAATTAGATCCCAGAGAAAGACAATTTAGTTGTAATATGGCTTTGCAACATATTGATGATGTTGAAGCACCTTTATTTTTAGATTTGGTTAGACAAGATCTTGATTTAGGTTTAGAAATATCAACCATCAACAGTGTTTGGGAAAACCTAATTATGGAATATCCTATTAGAACATGTAGTGTTGCTGACGTATCTGATTATCAAAACTTTCCAGCATGTGTGCAACCAATTAGTACAGGTTTAAGAGTCAACATTATTATTGACGAGGATACTATAAGTTATAGGAATAAAACCGGAGATATAATTGAAGGTTGGGAATGTTGGGATGAACAATTTATTAATTTAGCACAAGGACAAAAAACAGTGCTTGATGGACATGCTGTAATTGTAGATGAAAAAAATAATATCATAGGTGTAGACAATAATGAAGTTATTGAAGCAGATAGTGAAAGTATACGTTTTACTATTTGGGATGCAATTAGATATGATGGATTTGCTAGAGGTATTGATGATAGAATTGGCTATAACTGGAGATATAATGGTATCCAACATATGATGATGTTAGCAATGGAAAAAAATCCATTACCCTGTTATAGTGCTATTCCTGCTAGTATGGTTGGTAGTCAGGATCAACTAGATTCCACTATAACTCAACATAATAATAAATGTGTTGTAAAGCAATTAGATGGTATATGGAAACACGGTGAAACAACTGAAGAGATTGTTATTTCTTAATTTTCTTAATATATCTTTTTCCCATATGATCGTATATTCCACTAAACAGTTGACGTTTCTGCCAAGCACGTAATCTTCCTCTAAACTTGTCACCTAATCTTTGCCAAAATGTTGTTTTTGTTAAAATAGTTCCTTTGTAACTCATATAGTGTAATTCACCAACATGTGTATAGAATCCATATGGAGGAACTGTGCATACAATATCATTTGTATTTACAAATCTATAAGCTTCGATGTTTTTAAATTGTTTAGACCATTCTATGTTTCCTGCACGTGGACTACCAAATGTAAATAACAATAAATTTTTGTTATCTTCGTGTACTCTAGCTGCAAACAATGTTGCCATTGCAGCACCTAGGCTGTGTCCTGATATTACTATTTTTTTATTCTCATGATTTGTTAACCACTTAGCAATCTCTGGATATATTTTATCTAGTTCACCTTTGAATCCTGCATGAACTTCACCTACAGTTTCAGATTCTGATCTCCATGCTTTGATATCTGCTAATATATCACTTAGTTCGCTAGGCTCTGTTCCTCTAAATATAATAGCAACTTGATCTGGCATAACAATACCATATGCTTGGGCACCATTTTTATCAAAGTATTTTAATTGTGTATGCATTATTACACGTTTAAATAAAAACTTTTTAAACTCGTCTGGTCCTTTATATGCTTGTTCACAGAATTCAGCACAAACTTTTGCTAATTCCCAATCAATTTTTTTTTGCAATTATTCTCTCCAGTCTAATAGCTGGTATACGTTTATTATCAACATAGCGCCATACTTTTCCACGGCCATTGTCAATTTCAAATATAGTTTCTCTATATCCAATACTTACTATAGTAGCTTTCTCGCCATCTAAAAAACATTCATCTCCAGGTTCAAATCCTGGTTTAATTTTCCATCTGATACTTGCTACTAAGTCTTCTATGAATGTTTTGATCCAAAGACCTATTACACCAACTATAATTATTGCAAGTAATGGTTCAATTAAATTATAATAATCTATTGCTTGATCTTCTAACATATTTGTATTTAGCATTAGATATAAATTTTGTGTTTATGTAATTGTTCTGCTAATTCGGGATTGTAATCTTCTAAACGTGTTCCATACATTTTATCTGTAATTTTTATTAAATCAATAAACTTCTGCCATTTTTTTGGATCATACTTTCTGTTCAGACATCTTTCATTAAAATAACTTCTAACTTCAGGACAATCGTTTTCTTGTAGTATCCATTCTTCATACCAATCTGGTGCAAAACAAACACTGAGATCACCTTCTCCCCAGTTTGACATAGTATCGAGATTATTTTCTTTAAACCATTCTATGGTTTTTTTGTAAGCATTTAGATTCAATATTGAGAATGTATTTAAAAACGTAAACCATTTAATATTTTTAAATGTGTTTTTTATTTTTAATCCGTTTTCAATAATACTTTCAAAATTACTTCCCCATCTTTGATAATCGTTATATTTGTAAATTCCATCACAGCTAATTATAAAATTTAATTCATTAACACTTGCCATTATATCTCTAGTTTCACCACTAGGTATAATAGTAGCATTAGTATTGTATAGCAGATTTAGTTTACTGTGGTCTGGAAACTTTTTTAAGAATGGTAAATGATGTTTTGATAATAATGGTTCGCCACCAATTAGCTTGATTTTTCTTACAAGATTTAAATCTAGTTCATCAAGTAAATTTGGATCGCAAGTTGCGTTTGGATGCACAGTATCTCCTAACAGTTTATCACGTCTACGTAATTTAGTTGAGTTAATTGAACTGCACATTCTACATTCAAGGTTGCATGTATTATCTAAAAAAACTTCGATATACTCTGTGTGAAGAAATTCTGTGGTTAAATTTTTATTTGTAATTTTATATGAATTATTTGCAGCCGAACGCATCGACCCTCCTAGTAGCTTATCATCCTCATAACAGTCTATACATCCAGGAGTTGGTATTCCATTCAGCATATCACTCCTAATTTTTTTAAATGGATTTGTATTCATGGCATTTTGTAATCCATACTTTACATGATTTTCTGAATTAAGTTTATCCCATTCTTCACAATCAAATTTACAACATGGACTTACACCTGTTTGACCGTTGTAACTTGAATCTAAACGTAAATGGACCCACGGGAGACTACAAAAATATTTGTTCATAGTAATATTTATTTTGGTTGACAAAATTTTATATTAGTGTATAAATACATTGTTGGCGTTGAAGTAACGTGGACACATACTGGACCTCGGGGCAGTACCGAGCAGCTCCACCAAAAATACATTAAGGAATATACAATGTTTAGTAAACAGTGTAAATTACATTTAGAAGAAGCTAACATGACAAGATGGCAACATTTTAAGCATGCAATGTGGATATCATGGCAATTAGAGAAAGCAGCATATGCTTGTTTTTTCCATGCATTTGCTCCACGTTGGTTTAAAACTTATGCATCTGATAAATGTAAACAAGTTTTAGATAAAAAATAATGTATTTTTGATGGGGCTGAGCTAGGATCGACAGGTGTGAAAGTGAAGTGGAGTTAACCGGGTAACAGCGTAATAGGTTAAATTTTATAATTGCAAATAACAATTATGCGCCAGAAATGGCATTAGCAGCCTAATATAGGCATGTAGGGGTTGGCGACTGACCTGGCAACAGAATAGTCGTTTTTTTATAAGGAAACAAAAAATGAAACTACTAACAACAACAGTAGCTGCTATTGTATTGACTACAACAGTAGCAACAGCCGATATTGATCTCGGTGGCGAAGTTACAGCGCAACGTAACTCAGATACAAATACCGATACTATAGTATTAACACCGGAAATGACATGGAGCGGTATTGAGCAACTGGAGTTGACTCTTTCATCAAAATTATCTATTTACAACAATGAGTTTGTATTAGATGATACAGTTGAAATTTTACCAACATTAAACTTTGAAGCAGAATATGATTTAAATGATTCATTAGAATTATTTGCAAAAACATCTTATGATTTAGAAGCAGAAGAACGTGGCGATTTAACAATCGGTGCAACATACTCGTTTTAATTGAACGAAGGGGGTGAAAATCCCCCAATATAATAAATAATAGTATGATAGACAAAAACTTTGTATTGAAATGTATGCACGAGAGTCGTAAGGCTCAACGTAATTACTTAGACAAGAAAGTAGATCAAGATACTGTAGATTTTTTAACAGAGATAGCAGTCAATGCTCCTAGTAAACAAAATGAAGTAGATTTTACTCTTGCTGTAATTACAAATGAAGCAATGCTTAAAGAGCATGAAGAAAGATTTACATGGGGATACCATTGGGATAAAGTCAATAGTGCAATGCATAATACACAAGTTCATGCACCGTTGATATTTGTATATGGCAAAACTTTGCCAGAAGACATACATCAGGATATATGGGCAGCAGACGAAGACGGTCCGGGTGTAAATGAAGAATTTGAAGATACTTTTAGAGATACACAAAACAAGTCAATAGGAATTAGTTCTGGACAAATGGTTTTAGCAGCACATATGATGGGATTAAAAACAGGATACAGTCAAAATACAATGCATAACGAAAGTGGAAATGCATGGAAAGAATTTTTAGGATATGAAAAAAGTGATTATTACTCGCCACTATTAGTAGTAGGAGTAGGATATCCTGATGAAAGTTTAGCATGGTACGAAACACGAAACTTAGACTATGTTGTTGCAAGTGAAGATGAACCAGATGGATTAGACACTAGACCGTTTTTAGAAGTAGTTAGTGATAATATAAAACAATATCCACACAGTGATGTATTTGAATTTGAACCAAGGAGTGCAGAATACGATGGTACTCCAATACCTAAAAATGTAAAAGTAAAAAGATTTTTTTAAATTAATACGAGGAAATATAATGAATATAAAAAATAAAATTAGAAATATACCAGAGTTTTGTATGAGTCATTGGTTAATAAGAATACCATTAGCTATTGTATTTTTACAACAAGGCTTTAGTAAGTTACCAGTGACAGTAGAAGGCGCTGAAAGTTTTGATTTACCTTATATTGTATGGTGGTTTGCAGCATACGGTGAGATTGGTGCTGGTATAGGCTTGATTGTAGGTGGAGCTGTTATATGGCAGAAACTAAAAGAAATTAATGATATTATAACTCGATTTAGCGGTATTACAATTTGTAGTATTATGACAGGAGTTATTTGGGTAGGTCAGCCTGAAAGTTTCTGGGACGTAATACTGTACGATAATCTGCACGTATTGTTATGGGTAGGTGGTTTATATTTTGCACTTAGAGGAAATAGAACATAATGATAACAGATAATTCATTTGTAGAAAAAGACTTTCCTTGGAAATATAAAGAATCAGTGGGTTCTTTTTTTCTACCAGAAGTATATAAAAATTTAACAAATATATTATACTCGGACGCAGTAAAAGATTGGAAAGTATATAACGACGATGGAAGTGATCCTGCTTATCCACAAGGTCAAGTTATAATGATTGATGATGAAGCACGTGAACAAGCAACTGGTTTTCTACGTGATTTTTATGATTGGTTATGGACAGATGAACTAGAGTCTAAAATTACTGAAGTAACTGGAATTGAATATAATGATTATAGTAAACTATGGCATTTAGATTATCCAGGATTTGATCAAGCATGGCATAATGATGTTGATGCATATCCAAATATGCGACTCACTACTTTCCAAGTATACATGGCACAGGATGACAGCAAAAAAGATAGCGGTGTAATACTAGCTAATGAGATTGACAATGATGATGACTATACACAAGGACAAGCACAAGTTGAGTATAAACCAAATCATGCTTGGGCATTTACAGCTGATCAAAGCACCTGGCATGCTGTTAAGCCAATTGATTTTTATCGACCTAGTCTTTTAATGAGAAATTATACATAGCAAGTGCTACAATTTTACACATCGACATTATTAAAAAATACCTATATAATTGTATAAGTAAAAGTACAATAGACTTCCAATAGAAAGAGAAAACAAATGAAACTTAATACACTTACGACCGGATTAATATATCCTGCATTACTATTTGCTATGTTTATAGCATTATTTGTAGTACCTGCATTCGCAGAGGACATTTCAATCGACATGCTAAACAAACGTGATGACGGAGCTAAAATGGTTTACAGTCAAGATATTGCACGTATTGATGTAGGTGACACTATTACATGGGTTCCAACTTCAAAAGGTCACAATGTAGAATTCATTGCAGGTCCAAATGGATGGAAAGCACCTAAGAAATCAAAAGTAAACAAAGAAGTTGCTATTACATTTGATACTCCAGGTATATACATATACCAATGTACACCACATGCAACAATGGGTATGATTGCAATGGTAGTTGTTGGTGACGATACATCTAATTTAGATGCAATCAAAAAAACAAAAATACGTGGTAAATCAAAAAGAAAATTTAAAAAACTACTAGAGAATTTTTAAAACATTCGTAAAATATAAATATAGTAATGGATGATTGGCAAGCATGGAAAATATATCCCCATCATAGTTGGATTTTTAATAAATTAGAACTTAGTTTAAAGCTAGGGTATAAATGTGGGCCAGCAGGAGTTCCAGTAACCGAATCGGACGAGTATATTATTCGTCCGATTTATAATTTAAGCGGTATGGGAATTGATGCACGTTTTGAACATATAACTAAAGATGTATTTCATCCAATCAATCCTGGGCAATTTTGGTGTGAAGTATTTGAAGGAGATCAAATTAGTATAGACTATGTATGGAAAAAAGGCAAACTTATTCCAATACATGCTAGTAAAGGATTTAATACACGTGAAAACTTAACAGAGTTTTATCGATGGATTATAATAGATCCGCCTACTATGAAATTGCCTGACTTTATATACGACTTTGATGATGTAGATAATATAAACGTTGAATTTATAGGTAACAAAATTATTGAAATACATCTAAGACATGGTGCTGATTTTCCAAAAGGAGCATCAGAAATTATTCCAGTATGGGATAATAATAAAAAAGAATTGAAAGAAAAATACAATGATTGGTTTTATCAAGAAAATTTTGAAGATGCAGACAGTCACCTCAAAAACCCAAGAATTGGATTCTACTACCGATAAAAAAGAAAAGTTTAACCATAAAAAACGCAAAGATGGAGAAACTATGTCTGATAAAGAAAAAATGGACAAAGGTTTTAACGGTAAGACTTATAGTATCAATGGAATTGAAGGAGACTTCTAAATAAATAAAAGCATGGATGACACATTTAAAAACTTTTGTTCTATACCCTTTTTGAGTATGTATTTAAAAGAGAACATAAGAGACACAAGCGATGCAAGACCTTGCTGTGAATATAGAGGAAGATTTTTAACAGATGATCCTGTCACTGTTGAAGGTTATTGGAACAGTGAGTCATATAAAAAACTTAGAGAACTATTTAATAAACGCATTATGCCGCATGAATGTCAAGTTTGCATAGATGATGAAAAAAATGGTATTGTATCTAAAAGACAAGATTTTAACAAAGATTTTTATAATGAAGCAAAATACTTTTATGATAATAAATTAACAGAATGTCCACCACCTCTTTATTATGATATACGACCTAGCAATTATTGTAATTTAGAATGTGTAATGTGCAATCCACATAACAGTTCTTCTATTGATGATAGATATAGAAAATACGAAGATAAATCTTTTTTTCTTATGGATGATGTATATAATGGAACACATGACGATGGTTGGGTAGATTACTTACACAAAAATGCAGAACACATTAGAAAAGTATGTTATGCAGGAGGTGAACCATTACTAATGCCACAAGTAATAAACAGTATTAATTGGCAAGTTGATAATGGTTATAGTGAAAATGTTGATTTAAAGTTTTTGACTAATGCTACAATATTTAGATCAAAATGGGTAGATTTATTTACAAAGTATAAAAGAGTAGAATTTAATTTAAGTATAGATGGTATTGGAGATACAATAGAATATGTAAGATTTCCTACAAAATGGAAAGTAGTAGAAAAAAATTTAAAGTTATTTAAAGAGCTTAACGACAAATATGATAATATAGATGTAAAAGTAATACCAACTATACAACTATTAAATTTTGTTGGATTCCATAAGTTAGTAAATCTAACAAAAACAAGTGGCTTTAAGATAGATGTAACACCAGTGTATCATTCACAGGATAAAGATTATCTACATTTTACAAGATTAACACAAGATATTAGAAAAAGAGAAGTAGATTTAATTAGAAAAGAATTAGAAGATTACGATCCAAAAGAACATAACTTTACAGAAGATATGTTAATAAGTTTAGAACATAATGATTTTGGACTAGGTGAGGATCATCATTTATTCCCACAAATAGTAAAATTTTGGGATAGTTACAATCCAAGGAAGTTTTTAGATACATTTCCTTACTTGGATTATTTACTAAAAGATAGCAATTCATTTAAAGAAAGTGCTTGACATTATTAAGTTATTATAGTATAACTAAATACTGCAACACAGGAGATGTTATATAAATGTATAAAGTAACAGCATATTTTAAAGATCATAAGGTTGTACAAAAATTTTATGATTTATATGATGCGATAGACTATAGAGATAGTGCAGATGCTAACTATCCTATTAAAGTAACATTTGAAAAGGTAAAAGATATGAGAGAATGGGTATATGAATGTTGGAATGCAGTAATGGATGATAAAAGAAATCCATTAAGTAATATTCCAGACTTTAGCACTAGACATATGATTATGCAGGTGTTAGCATGGATGTGGTGTATTACATTTGCATTTATTGTAGGTAGTATGTGGGCTGGATTAGTTTCTATGATGATACATGTAGTATTACTAGGAGCCATTGCTGTAACAGTAGCTACATTTGAAACAGCAAAACGTAAACCACAGTGGTTTGTAAGAGATAATCGTATTAATTCAAGAGCTCCTGGTGGTGAGCACGAATAAAATTATATCAGTGTGGTGCTAATGGTAACACAGCGGTCTCCAAAACCGACGACGAGGGTTCGATTCCTTCCACTGGTGCCAAACTGATATAACATTAATACAAATAAATATATGTATGGAAAAGTTCCCAATGCATATGATAGAATTTGCTATTACCACATATTGTCAGGCAAGATGTAGAGCATGTCCTAGGACAGATGAGAAAACTGGCAAGGCTGTAAGTTCTCTTAATTTACAGCATACATCAATAGAAGATTTTAAAAATCTTACTAAAAGTTTTAATGAAATAAAATTAAATAATATTGCTTTTTGCGGAGAGCATGGAGATCCTATGATGAATCCAGATATTGATTTATTCATAGAGGAAGCATTAAACTATGCACCCAAGGTATCAATAAGCACAAATGGTGGAATCAGAAAACCATTATGGTATAGTAATAGTGCTAAAAAGTTTGGTAATGAAAAACTACATATAAAGTTTGCAATCGATGGTGCATCAAACGAAACAAACTGGCATTATAGAGAAGGGGTTATATTTGATAAAGCAATACAAAATATGACTACATTTGTTCAAAGTGGAGGCTGGGGTAAGTGGAAATTTATAATTTTTGATTGGAACTGGCATGAAATAGTAAAAGCATATGACATTGCAAAAAACATTATAGGATGTGAAATAGAGTATGCTTTTAATCGTAGAAATTTTATAAACAGTGCTGGCTTACAAGGATATATATCAGATACCAATAAAGAAAAAGCATACTCTCTTTTGAAAGAAATTAATTATGAAGTATAAAATCAATTGTCATGCTTGGGTGATACCTTCAGATCCAAATAATACAAATTGGAAATTATGGGATGTTACAATGGATGGCAAAATATGGCCATGTTGTCACTTTGCAAATGCATGGGATGGAATGAATACTGCATCTCCTCAAAAAGATTCAAAATACTTAAAAGAAGATCCTGAATTTATAAAAGTAATGGAGAAAGACAAGGATTTTAATTCATTAAAGAAACACTCAATTTCAACTATTATAAAACACACGTATTTTACTGAATGGACTTTTAAATCAGGATGGGAAAGTAATAACTGTTCTAAAGTTTGTATTAATAATTGCGGCACGCCATGCTTGAATTAGAATTTCAACTTACGAGTTATTGTCAGGCAAAATGTCCTACATGTTCTAGGACTATACTTGATAATAGAGGTTTGTTGAAGCCCGAGCATGTAAACATAAACACATTTAAAAATATTATTAATAAACTAGATCCAGACACTACAGTTACATTATGTGGTGAACTAGGTGATCCTATGATGCATCCTGACATAGAAGAAATAGTTAAATTGTTTTTACAAAACGGCAATTGGGTGCAAATACATACAAATGGCGCATTAAGTAATAAAAGTTTTTATGAAAAATATGCTACAGATAGAAGAGTTGCTATTAGTTGGGGTATAGACGGTATGGATGCTGAAACCAATGGTAAATATAGGATAGGTGTAAACTTTAAAAAAGCATGGAATAATATGCACACATGGTTTACAAATGGTGGAAAAGGACATTGGAATTTTATAATATTTAAATGGAACAAACATCAGTTGTATGATGCATATGAATATGCTAAAACAAATAATATACCAATTGAAATAAAAATCAATAACAGAATACATCCTATAGAAGTTACAGGTTATGTAGGAGATGAGGAGTTTTATAGATTAAGGAGAGTTATTAGTGAACTCAAATAGAAATGATATATGGTGTATGTATCACGATCATGAAAAAAGATCTTTTTACGTTGATGAACACTTGACTGTTCATCCTTGTTGTTTTTATGCCTCGGCATACATTAATGCTAACAAAGATGAAGTTGGAACATTTGATACAAAATATGAAAAAGAGTGTGTTGAGAATCCTGGATGGAATAACTTAGCATTACATACTATAGAAGAAATGCTAGAAAACAAAATATACAAGCATCATATATTTTATGATGGATGGGATGATGATAATCCTTCAGAGCTATGTTTGTATCAATGCGGAAATAAACGCAATAAACCGCTTATTGCAAAGGTTAAGATTAAATAGTAGTAGTAAAAAAAGAGTATTAGAATGTTAGAAATCACTGAAATTCCTGTTAAAGGCTACCATAGAGTAGCACGTGGAATCAATGAAGACACGGGTCTTGATGCAATAATTGCAGTGCATAATATAAGCCTAGGAAAAGCATTAGGCGGATGTAGAATTATGCCATACGAAACTTACGAAGATCATATAAAAGATGCGTTAAATTTAAGCAAAGGCATGACATATAAAAACAGTGCGGCTGGTTTAGATTTAGGTGGTGGCAAAACAGCAATTAACTTTACAGGACCAGTAACAGAAGAATTAGCACAAAGTTTTGGAGAATTTATTAACAAGTTTAATGAGAAAGAAACAATATACGTAACCGCAGGAGACGTAGGCACAGGACTTCGCGAATGCGGAATGATTGCAAAATATACTGATCATATACAAGGTGTAACTGGAAAATTAGACAGCGGTTGGGCTACAGCATATGGTGTGTTTATGGCAATGCATGCTGCAATGAAATACAAAGGTATGACTTGGCAAAAAACACATGTTGCAGTAAACGGTTTAGGCAAAGTAGGACACAGACTTGTAAAGTTTTTAACAGGTGCGGGCTGTAAAGTTACAGTAGCTGATATAGACAATAATAAATCTATGAACGTGTGTAACAAGTATCATTGTGATATGGTATCGCATGATAAAATACACAAAATAGACTGTGACGTATATGCACCTTGTGCTATTGGCGGTGCAATAAATATTAACACAGTACATGATTTAAAGTGCGATATTATTTGCGGAGGCGCAAATAATCAACTGGCAACGCCAGATATGATAGATATTTTAGAAAGTAAACGTATATTTTATGTTCCTGATTATATTGCAAACGCAGGCGGTGTAATTATTGTTAGAACAATCGGAGATGATTTAGTAGATCTAGAATATCATAACCCAAAAGTTATAAGCAGGTTAAATGCAATTGATGATACAGTAGAACTAATTACTGCTCATCATAAATTAGGCACAGATCCTGTTAAGGCAGCAAATCAAATTGCAGAGGGTAGACTTTAAAATAAATGAAATCTAAAACTGTTCGCATATTAGAATGGGCTCAAATGGTCACTGGTTGCACAGCCGCTGCCATTGTAAGTTTTAATCTTGGCAATGAGTGGATATTCTGGGCAATGGTTCTATTTTGTATTAAAGATAGTATGATGGGAGTATTTGCATACATACAAAACTATCCTGGCATAATGACGAGTAGTGCAGTATATGTAATAATAGATGCAATAGGTGTCTATAGATGGTGGATTTTTTAAAAACATAGCCGTTAATGACATAATTTTTCCTAATAAGCAATTATATAGTTGACAAGTATGAAAATTACTAGTATATTGTATATTAAGCGTTAGGAGAATTAGGCATGATTACGAGCAGACAAGTTGTAAAAATCATCAATGAAGAACTTAAAAAAGATCTTGATGATAATTCACGTGGTGTGTTATCACGTGTGAAGGATAAAATAGAGATCTTAGAAGAAATTGATTATCTAGGGCAATATAAAAAGCCTGTTGTTGACAGGTCTGATGCTTTTAAAGAAGCAGAAAAAGTATTTAAATGATTAACCGTGATGATATAGAAGCTTTTGCAGATATGAGCACCGCAGAAATAATAAATCAAATTACAGTTCTGCAGTTAGAAATTGATCATGCAAAAAGTCAGCTGCTACCTCATGACACAGGACATATCCACACAGCTATTAATTGGATGCAAGAACGAATATTTCAATTAGAACAGCAAGTGAGAACATTAGAAGCATTATAGTTATTTGCTGTCCTTAGCTCAGTGGATAGAGCAAGTGCCTTCTAAGCACTAGGTCAGAGGTTCGAATCCTCTAGGACAGGCCAATTTGCTCGCATGGTGGAATAGGTAGACACAACAGACTTAAAATCTGTCGCTTATAGCGTCTCGGTTCGAGTCCGAGTGTGAGCACCAAGATAGGAAAGAATAAAACATGATTAATATAATATATGCAAGTGAGATGGGAACGGCATTTGACCTTGCTTTAGATTTTGAATCAAAAGTTGAAGCAAAGGGTATTGAAGTCGAATGTGGCGAAATGAATGATTACACTGTAGAACAAATTAGTGAAATGAAAAATGTAATGATGTTATGTAGCACTACAGGCGAAGGAGATGTGCCTATGATGGGTGAAACATTCTGGGCAGAATTAGATGCTAGTAGTGCTGATTTGTCAAATGTAAATTATAGTATGTGTGCATTAGGCGATAGCACACATTTTGTATTTTGTGGAGCAGGCAGAAAAATTGATGCTAAGTTACAAGAATTAGGAGCAAAACCAGTTATAGAAAGACATGAATGTGATGCAAACACAGACGGTGCTGAAGAATGGGCTGATGCACTAATTGAAAAATTTAGCTAGCATGTTTACAGTAGAAACTGAATTTGATTATACTAAAGTTGTTGTAATGGATGATACAGGACGACACAATGATTTTGTATTAAGATTTACAGGTGATGGTATATTTTTGTCTCAATGGTATAATTTAGAAAACAAGTATCATACGGTATGTATCACTGATAAGATGCTAAATGAAGCAATTATATCCTTAAACAGCAAAGATGGCACATATAAAACAAATAGTTGACAAAAAATGTGATAAGTAATATTATATACATAACGCTAGGAGAATAATACAATGGTTCATACGATTGAAGATTTGATTAGACGTATAAATGTGATGCACGATAAAGCAATAGAGTTACATAGAGTTCGTAACCAATATAGTGATATGAGTGGCAAAACATATGATAAAGAAGCTTGCAAACATCTTGTATATGATATACAAGATTTAGCACTCGGTATAGCAATGGATCGCGAAGGCGATGAAGTTAAAACTGAGATGGAGTATAACAAGATAACTAAAGTCTAGTAATAGTCTTTAGTGTAGGGAGGGCAATAGCTCAAGGTAGCAGCAGGTTGGTGGGTGCGTGTTATTATAGGTAAGATGATGTGAACGCTAGGGTCAGGCAGGCATTATCAGTCAACAGGCGGGTTATAGGGGGCTGTGTTGCGTATTAAATTTGAAAGGAGACAGTTATGATTAGCTGGATTAAATCAAGACTAGGTGAAAGAACATCATGGGATGGTGCAGTATGTATTGCACTCGGATTCATGATTCTATTCGCAGCACCACTTGCAAAGATTGCAGCAGGAATTGCAATCGCATGGGGTATATGGACAATTTGGAAGGCTGAGTAATGTCATTTAAATTAAGTAAACGTAGTATATCTAGATTAGCAGGTGTTAATGAAGATATGGTAAAAGTCGTAACAACAGCTATTACTTTATCAAAGATTGATTTTGGAGTCATATGTGGACTACGAACAATAGAAGAACAACGTGAACTAGTTGCCAAGGGTGCATCTAAGACTATGAAGTCTAAGCACATTGATGGTAATGCAGTTGACCTAATGGCTTATATTGGTAGTAGAGCATCATGGGAGTTAAACTTGTATGATGATATTGCTGATGCAATGAAAATGGCAGCAGATGAGCATGATGTCCAAATCAGGTGGGGTGCTGCATGGCACATACCTGATCTACGTGAATGGGATAGCACTATGCAAGATGCAATGAATGAATATGTTGATCTTAGACGAAGTCAAGGTCGCAGACCATTTATTGATGGACCACACTTTGAACTAATGTAGGATGAAATGAGTAGCTTAAAAAAGAGACACATTTTTGTTACAGCAGAAAAAAGTAAAGCTAGTGCAAGGTTTGTAAAAAATCTTGCACAACTTCATAGTGTTGTAGAGGCTAGCAAGCCTCTACCTCCAACTCACGATATACTTAAAAAGTTTTTTAAAAATGAAAAAGAATACTACAAAGATATATTTGATACAGAACTTAGTAAGTCTATAGATAATGATAATAATAACTATGTGTTTTACACACAAAGTAAACCAGATAAAATATTAGAATTTTTTCCAAATAGCATTATTATTAATTATACACAAGATCCAAAACAAGTTGTCAAGGATATTGTTGATGATTCGGTGAATTCAACATATGATTTAGAATATGATTATCTAATACCACAGGATAATAATTACTTGCGTTTTATTAATATTCTCAAACAAAAAAGAGAAAACTTGACCAAAGCAGATGTATGGGCATTTGAACATAAGAAAAAGTTTTGGCAAGACAAATACTATGATCAATATTTTAAAAATGTTGAAAATAAAGTTGTAAGTAGTATGTTTTATAGATCAAATATTGAAAGAGATGATATTATTAATGTTAGTAATAAAAATAATATTGCTAACATTAAAAGTAAGTTAGAGGATCTTTTAAGTTGAACATTAATAAGTACGAACAACCAACTGAATGGTTTCATATAACAGATGTATTTTCTAATACAGAACTTGCTATTATTGATAAATTTATTCCAAACTCAAGTTTAGAAATAAAAGGTAAAAGATCCCATAATACAGTAAATAGAACATTTGTTACTATTGATAGTCCTATACAATTATTACAAGTATTTGACAAATTCAATGAATGGCAAATGCGTAAAGTATTTTCAGAGATTACAGGTGTAGATTGTTATGAAGGCAAACTACGAATTGAACTTGTAAATGATAATGCAGGTACACATTTAGAAAAACATGTGGATATAAAAGAAAAATTAATTACATTTCAAATCTATATAAATGAAGGTAACCTTGATTGGGGAACTACAATTTATAAAGATTGGGAAAATGAACATGCGACAGTTCCTTTCATACGAAACTCGGGATGGTTAACGCATAAAAATGTTGATACTATACACGGTATCAAAGAAAATAGTGTTACAGGTCAGAGACACAGTGTATTAATAAATTACATTGAAGGTAACTGGAATGACACTGATCAATTATTCAATTTAAAATAAATATAAATGTTAGACAGGTGAGTCCTGCAAAACGAGAGTATACCCATGAGTGAAGAGATTGTTCACAAACACATAATACTTCGTATAGAGGCAAATAAGCCTCCTACCGAATCTGAGCTAAAAACTTGGATGACAGAGCTAGTTGATAAAATAGGTATGAAAATACTAGCTGGCCCTATCAGTGCAAATATAGATTACATGGTTGGAAACAATGGACCTACATGTGTTGTTATTATTGAAACATCACATATGGCTTGTCATGTGTGGACTGATGCTAGTCCTGCACTAATTCAGTTAGATGTTTATACATGTGGACCATTTGATCCTAATGCTGTAATAGAACATGTTCAGCTATGGGATCCAGTAAAAGTAGAATATAAGTATTTAGATCGCGAATATAAATTAGAAGAAATTAAGTTTTAATCGCTTGACATATTCTTATTAATTTAGTATACTGTTGTAACAGTTATACGGAGATAATAATGAGTATGCATTTAGTTGGTCCTTATATGACCACAACTAACTATAAAAAACGTAAGAAGAAAAATCTTACAAAAAGAGATAAGCAAGCACAAGTTGAACATGACAAATGGTTGCGTAAAATGGGTGCTCACCCAGATCAACTTGCGGTAAAGAAACATGCTGGTAAATCGGTCAATTCAATTCCAGATTATAGAGAAGGTTCTAGAGGCTTGCCTACTAGTGACAAAATTTGTGGACATGGACCAGCAAAAGAAAGTATGACATATAGTGGCGAACGTCAGCTACTTGGTATTGCTACAATGCATAAAAGTAATATGGTACCTGTGTTTGCCGATAAGAAAGAAGATGCTAAAGATATTGCTAATATGAGAAGAGGGTAAACAATGGGTAAACATCTTAAAACTCGACTAGACTATGAAATGATTGAAGAACTAGCAAAAGAAGTTCATAGATTAGATCCTAATAATCCTATATTAGAAAAATATCTTGCAATGCAAAACTATGAAGGATCAGAATTGCGAAAGGTTATAAAATGAGTGAAAACTATTGTACAACAAAAGGACTAGGCTGGGCCTTTCTTATAATTTTATTCGTAATGGTAGGAGTACCAATTGCTGCAACTTATGCAAGTGTAGGACATGAAGAATATGCACGTTATTGTAATATGACTCCGTTGCTACCTTGTTTTGGGATAGGTGAATAATGGATCCTAAAGTAGC